GCAAACTCTTTTACATAAGGATTAGTTTTGCTACTATTTTTTATAAACTCTGTGGCTTTTTTAATACCTTCCTCTGGAGTATCTGAATTACTTAATATATAACTTATATCTTTTATATGAAGATATTCATTTATATTTTTCTGAGTTTTATCATTTGCATTAAATTTAACACCATCTCTAAGATTAACGCCTGTACCTTTAATAGGATTTCCATTTTCATCTAAGTCAGAAGTTTCTTCATTGATAACATTAGTTAAACTTCCAAAAATTCCAACACGATTAAATACATCATAATATTCTTTAATACTCTTTTGAAGTGCTAAGCTTAAATTTGCTTTATCTTCTTTATTTGTTGGAATACCACCTTTATAAGCATCATATTCAGAAAGAATGTTATTGATTATACTTTGAGATTCTTGAACTCTAAGGTTAAGAGCTTTTAATTTATCTTCATCTTCTTTAGTTATATCTTCTCCCTTAGTAGACTTTTTAGCTAAATAGTTATTAAATCTTTCTAATTCAGATATATTTCTTGAATGTTGAGAAGTTTGATTAAGTAATCTTGCTTTACGATTTGCTTCTAGTTCAGAAGTCATACTAGGAAGATTAACTATTGTTCCAACTAAACCATCTCTTTCTCTAGTAAGTATTTTAGAAGTATCTTCAGACTTTTCTAGTTGCTTATTAAATAGACTTTCAAAGAATTTATTATCTACATCAAGTTTCTCTTTAGTATATCTCATAGGCAATAAATAAGTAGCCACATTAGATATTTCAGAATCTATATAATTAGCTTTATAAAAATTAGATAATCTAGCTTCATAATCAGATTCAGTTTCATTAGGGTTTTGATTTAAAAAACTATAATTTCTATCTATTAATTCTTTTATATAAATACTATTAGGATTGTTTATAGCATTAAGCAATACAATCTTTTCATTACTATTAGCATTTTTATATTCAGGAGAATTTATTACTAAAGTTTTTAAAATATTAGAATCAGTAAAAGCTGTAGAATATATATTGTCTTTTACAGCATTACTAGGTGTAATACCTTTTTGTTCTAGAGCAAATAGATTTAATTCTGCTTCTTTCAATAAAGCATTTTTAAATTTACTATTGTTAGATACAATGGCTTTAGCAACATTTATTAATCTATCATCTCCTATACCTTCGATAGTTTTAGTAAAACTTTGAAATCCATGAAGAGTAGGATTAGATAAAGTTTTTAGAGTAGATTTAGTAATAGCATCAATTGTAGGATTATTCATTAAATCTATAGCTTGTTTACGGAATTGTTCACTATAAATAACTTTTTCATCAGATTTCATAGCTTTAAAGTATTCAAGCATTTCTTTACGTAAAGCTTCTCTATCATGACCTGAACCAAGAGCTGTACCAAAAGCACTAATAGATTGTTTACCATTACCTCCTAAACTACCTCCTGCATCATTAAACCGTTTAAGAATCATAGCTCTATTTAATGCTTTATATTCTTCTGAAGCGTCAGATTGTTCATTAGTTTGCATCATAGCATCAAATTGAGTTTTATTACTAAGAATAGTTTTAACCCCTTCATCAGTTAAAAATCTACGAGCACCATCGCTAACAGCTGTATCAGCAAAGAACCATCCTCCATCTTCATCAACTTTAGCTTTAATGTGTTCTTGAGTTTCATTAATTTTACCTGCAAGAGCTTCTTCATCTGCACCTTGAATCGCATTATATTCAGACATCTTAATAGCCATTTCATTATATGCGTTTTCATTACGAATAGCACGTTCTTGCAGATTATCAGCAGCAGCCGTTATAGCTGCACCAGCTTCTCTAAATGACGTCAAGTCCAGAGGTCTAGCATCAGGTTGCTTGACATAAGTAAGATCAGCATATTTTAGTCTAACTGCCATATCATGTAAATTATTATAAACAACAATACCCTCTACCGAATTAACGATAGAGGGTGTAGAATTTAAGTCAATATGTATAAAACGTATAGCATTATGCAAAATTATAATAGTAATCCGGCATAGTAACAGCATCAGGAACAACAGAACCTCTTCTGTTTAAACGTTTAGTACGAAGTGAACGTTTAGGAACAATAGAACCTCCTTGAATCTTTTTAAGATCTTTAAGACTACTGATTCCAAACATTCGCATAAGAGTATCTTTAGGTATATTATCAAAAATATAATCCCTAGATTTATCATCTTTAAGAACACTAATAAGATTAGCAGTTTGTAAGTTCTTCATATCAAATTTAGATTGATAAGCAGTACCAATAGAGCGTCCTAAACTAGCAATCATATCGCCAATAGCAGCTCCTTGTTGACTTCTACGTTGAACAATCTCCATTTGATGATTAAACTTATTAGCTTCATTCTCAGCTCTAATTTGACTATTTCTAGCAGCAATTTCAGCGTTAGCCATACGAGAACGATTACGAAGCTCAACTTCTTTATTATGTTCATCTTGTTTAACTCTACTACGCATACGAGAACCTTGAGTTCTAGCAAGCAATATAGACTGACGAGCAACTTGAGAATTAGAACTGTTACTTGTAATATATTTCTCAAGACTACGAACAGTATTATTAATATCTCCAATTTCAGCATCAGTATTTATATCAGTTTCTAATTCTACACGATCCATAAGAGGAGTCTCAGGGACTTGCATACTTTCCATACGATCAATTAAACCTTTATTAGTGATAAGCTGACTTATACCACCAATAAGATTACCACCAACTTCAGAAACAAATCCCGGACTTATAAAACCACCACCAGCATATTTGCGAGTTCTACCACCACAACGCATACCTTGTTGAATAGTAGTTAAAGGATTTTGAATTTGAGTTTTATCATTAGATGTAAAAGTTACTTCTTGTCCCGTAATAGAACTCCCACTATTATTCCGTTGAGTACCATAAACAGGAACAGAAATATCAACAATTTGACCACCATCATAATACTTTCTAATTTTACCTCCACAACGTGCTTCAATAGGTTCAGCTTCCATACCAGATTCAGCTTTCATACTTTCTTGAAGATTATAGAGTTGTGCAAGTTCATTTTGAATTGCAGCAATTTGTGCGTTAGTTCTTTGAAGATCAGCATTAGCTTTCTCAGCGTTACGACCATTAGTATTACGATCAATTGCATAAGTACTACGGTCAGTTAGAGAAAGCATTCTACCAAGCATCATAGATTTGACCGGAAGAGAACTTTCAAGATAACCTTTATGTTTCATAAGAGGCTTAGCAAGATCAGCAAATGTAGTTCCATTATACTTTAAAGTATCAGAGAATATATAAGCATTATCTGCGTCAGTCATAAGAGCTTCACCACCTTCTACTTCTGCATTAAGTCCATAAGGAACACCACCTTGTTCATGAGAAGGACCATTAACTTCTGCGGTATTAGAAGATGTTTCTTCAATCATACCACCATCGGCATAACGTTTAGCTTTGCCACCACAACGTTTACGTTTAAGTCTTCCACCACAACGAGCGGCAATTCTACCAAAAGCAGAACTAGGATCAACATCACCAAACGGAGTGCCTTGAACAGTAGGTTGAACTAAGTCACTACCGAAGTTAGCATCGTCTTGATAACCGGTAACACCTGTGATATTAGAGTCACCATATATATCAAGAGCACCTTCTTGTTGAGCAGTGTTGGATAATTTAAGTTCATCTTGAAGAATACGTTCATTGCCTGCAACAATCTGACGTTGCCTATCAGCTTCTTCAGCAGCTTTTTTAGCCTTACGTTTCTTACGACGACCTCCAAACAGTCCAACAATACCACCAATAATAGCACCTGCTGCCATACCAATAGGACCTGCCCAAGCTCCAAGAGTTGTACCAGCTAAAGCAGAAGATCCAGCAGCAGCCGCAGTAGTAACCCCAGCCCCAAGCCCCCCGCCAATAGTAGCACCGGTACTTAAACCAGACATTGTAGAAGCTCCTTGAATACCTTTCTCGATTCCATAACTATGGCCTTGAACATCCCCGAATCTATCTCTAAATGCAACTTCACCTCCACCAGCGTATCTACGTCGACGAGGGTAAGCTTTAAGAGTTGAAATGTTTTTAATCATACCACCATTATTAAATTCAGATTTAAATAAGAAGTTAGCACGACTTCTAAGCGTTTTAGTTGTAGAATCATCAACAGTAAAATCCGGTTTTTGATTCTTCATGAAGTAAACAGAAGCATCTTCAGCCGACATAGCATTGACTTTATCTGTACTAAATTTACTATCTTTAGAAGGTAAATAAGTATCAAGATAATAATCAAATTGAGATTCTAAACTATCTTTACGTTTATTAGTTTTAAGATAAGATTGATAACTACCATAAGTATAATTAGGATCTTCAACCCAATTAGTTTTAGGTTTACCTTTATCTTTCTTATCATCCCACTTACGTAGATTCTCAAAACTAAATAAACCATGATTAACAATTCTATTATCACCTTTAGCAGTAGCTCTTTGAGTTTTATTAAATGAAAATAGATTATCAATCGAATCATTTAACGTCTCACCATAAACCATAGACATTAAACCAGTAGCGGCTGCATGATTAAGACCACGTTTCTTAGCATAATTGTAAAAATCACGCATACGTTTAATAACACCATCATCAGCTAGTTGTTGAGGTGTAAAGACTTTAGTATTGTAACCTTTAGTACCAACACCAGTCTCTGCTATATACTTAACAATTTCACGAGCAGGTGCACCGACTTGATAAAGAGAATCAATCTTATGAATCTCAGGACGACCTATAAGACCTTTAGTATTACTCTCTTTATCAAGAGCTTGAATAGCTAAACCTAGAGATCTATTATTAATATCTTTACTTTGATGATACTTAGTAAAAATATCAATAAGAAGACGTCTAGCTTGAGCATCATCAGCGACCTTAGTACGTTTATATTTATTTGGCATACTAATAGTATTTGCAGAGTGTTGCTCCTTACCACAAGCTCTTTCCCTACCGGGGTCTGGAGATCGTTAAAGAGCAACACTAATTATAAACGAGTATCTTTATCAATCATAACTTCAATATTAGTAAGTCTTAAATCAAGCTGAGTAGCGTCAGGATATTTAGTAATATCATCTACATAATCATCAGCTTCTTGACTAAAGAACTTATTCTCATATATCATAGTTATATAAGTCCAAGCATTATGAAACTTAGCAATATCATACCAAGGCTTTTGATATTTAGCTGAAAGTTCAATAAAAGTGTCAATAGCATCTTTATCCATAAAATTAATAAGATTAGGATTAAGATTCCATTGACCATGATCATTTTCAACGAAGTCTTCAATATGATTCCAAAGATAACGACCAGCTTTATATTTAAGAGTTTCATTATCCCACCAAATAGGACTAACACTCATAGGCATAAGACCTGTACATTGAACATCAGTATGAAACATCAACCAATCAATAGTTTTATTATAGAGATAACGTATATTATCTTCATTATTCATAAGACCATTAATAAGCTGACTACGCCATTCAATATGCTTAAAGAGTTTACTTATAGTAGGCTCGGTAGCATAAATGAATTGAACAACACTAGGATGAATAACATCATCAAAGTAAATACCTTTATTCTTAGCATCAGTCTTAAAAAGAGAACCTTTAGTTATATAGAAGATTCCATGCCGGTTAATGTATGAATAATCTCCGATATACGAGTGAAAAGACGTCCATAAGTTAGTCTTTAATGAGTAGGAAATAGAATAAGATTTATACAAATCAATAGCACCGTTTTTATCTATAATTTTATTAGTGAATATAAATCTTTGGTGCATTTCATCGTATGTAAAGAAACATCCACTATGCGACAATGGATTAGTAGCATTAGCGTAAATATGCTCTTTAAACCACTCTTTGAAGCCTAAATCGGATAACTCGCTTACGCTTTGATCGTTCTTAACAAGATAAATCTCACCTTTTTCAACATCACAAACAAGATAACCACGATGCGTAATAATAGCACTAAAACGATTGTTACAACCAATTTTACCAGTAGTGCTATAAATAATTTCTTTAGGTTCACGTTGAAACAAATCAGAAGTACCTACATAAGTTGTATTTTCATCATTGTTACCTAGAGTATCTTTAATGGCGGCTACAAGTAATGTGTATTGTTGTTGAATATATAAAGCAATATCATCAGATAAAACATTCTCGATAGCACCTTTTTGAATTGAAACATCTTTATAAGCATCAGCTTTATATCGACGCCAACCAATATCAGTAGATTCACTAGGATTAACATCTGAACGTATAATACGAGAAGGAAAGGTTTTAATATCGTCAATCTTTTTAATAATAACAGCATCTTTAAAACCATCCCAATTCATAGAAGTCTCATAGCACTTACCATCCTCAGTATTCCAAAAGTTATCAATAGGATAACTAACATGACCTAAGTTATCAGCTTCTTGATAGTAATTATTCTTAGGAGCCCAACGAATAGCTTTCTCAATATCATTCTCAGCAGTATTAGAAATATTACGTTCGAATATCTTATAAGCACTACTATTAACTCCAAGTCCATCATGACGACATTGAAGATTCATACGACTAAATATAAAATAACTAATGATAATTCTATGACAATTAGCAATAGTAGCACCAACCCCTTCATGTTGGAAACCAGCAGCAGGAGCAACACAGCGTTGAGTTATAAATGCAACAAATGTATCACCTTTAAGATATTGAGCTTTTGTAGTAGCAGTATATGTTACGGAATGATATTCAACTCTAACAATGGGAGATATACAAGAAAGATTCTGAGCATAAACGTCAATAGTCTTGAATATATCATCTGCATTACGATCATGATAGTAACAATCTATAATAGCACGATTATTTTCAATAATAGAATACCATTGAAATTTTGCAACAGTTCTATCATCTCCATGACTATTTGGATTATCATCACCTTTCCACTCACCAGCAGCAGAATAATCTTTACATATCTTGTTATATTCAAATCCGGGATCTAGTAAGTCACCATTCCCATAAGTAATAGTAACACGTTGATAACTCTTATTATTCCATGCATTCGGATAGTATTTACTATCAAACATAGCGTTATCATCAAGACCATCATTTTTACTAAATTTATAACTAGAATCAGCAGCTATATTTGAAACAGCTGAATTATTATTAGCAATAAATTCAGGTTTAATAGTAGGTCCATTAAGTCTACTATTAACAATAAGTGAATCAGAAAGAAGAACTGATTGGATCAAATCACCACCTTCATCCCATAAATCAGAACCATCCCCTTTTTCATTTTTAGTATCATTTTTCTGACGATTGAAACAATGCCTCCAAGTCATACGTTCATAAGCACTACGAACGCTATAAGCTTTAACTTGTGGCATAGTCTTCTTTTCAATCAGATATTCAAGAGGATATAATCTATATCTATCACGAGAAGCAAAAGCTCCTTTATAGTTATTACCAACTACATTAGAATAAGCTAAATCTCGAACAACAAGTGATTGACAACACCAATTACTATTAGAGCTATTAGGTTGAGCCATGTAAACAACCCAAGATTTGATTTGTTTACGAGCAACAACTCCAACTTCTTCAAGACCATCAGCAGTTTCAATTTTAGTAGTATCTTTAAAGAGTTTAGAAAAGAAATCTGTAGGATTGAATTTAAATCTAAACATACGATGTTTAACAGCACCATCACTACCGATCATATTGAAGTTAGAAGTTTTGAAGTAATAACTACTCTTTTGAGTATTATAAATAGGATAAACATTAATGAGTTTACCTTTATAATCAATAAGACCTAAATATAAGAAGTAGTATTCATTATCTTTGATACAAGTATCATTAGAAAGATCTTTCTTTTCAAAGTCACCTTTATCACCAACAGATTTGAATAATTCTTCTTTAATTTTAATATTACCAGTACCATTAAGACCATTAGCAGTACATAGATTTTTATCTTTGATATGCTTGTCAAGACCAGTAATATCATTCATACTAACATTAGCTCGAATAAGCTGTGAATTAAAATTAGTATGAGCTTGATCTTTAATATATGAAATATTACCAATTACAATATCATTAAGAGTAACTGTATTCAAACTATTGATACCACTGATATAAACAGTTATACTATTTTTACCTTTAATATCAATATTTTCATACTCGTAAGCTTTCTCTTCATCTTCACCTTTATAGATAATACCAAGTTTACATTCATCAAATTGAGAATCTATATTAGTAATATCAATTTGAAACTTACGAGAAGTAAGCTGACCAGCTTTAATACTTTCATTGTATTTAGGTGCAGCAAAGTATGTAGGAGATAACAGAGAATAATCAGTATAATCTCCGGTTTTAAGTTTATATGCAACAGCAAATTGATATGAGCCTGCAAGTAAACCACCCCCATCAATAGACTGAACTGTTAATGTAGGATATTCAACATCAGGTATAAGATTCAATAGTTTCTCTTTAGTTAAATCAGTACCTAAGCTGTAAATAGTCGTAGTATCATCAGAATAGTCTTTTGCGAGATTATAGTCATCACAAAAGGTATTAAGATTCATCAAACGAGTTTCATTAGCAGAAGTCGAATTACCTTCTGTAAAAGTAATAATCAGATGATTATTTTTGTTATAAGAATAAGCACCAGTAATAGGACGATCTTCACTAAAGTTTAAAACTGTACTATCACCAACTAGAGGAGCTTTATAAATAACATCTGAATACTTTATATCACCTTCAATAGTTTCATCACTATGCCATATAATGTAATCTCCGTCAGGTACACTAGGATTAGCACCGTTTCTATTAACGAAAAAAAGCACCACTCCAACGGGAATCGGAATGGTGCCAATACACTGACCATAATCAGAATAATCATGATGTTTCTCAAATCCATTTTCATTGATAAGAGTCTCACCATCCTCGTTATATAGAACATTAAGTGCATAAGACTTAGTATCACTATTGACTAATGACGGATTCGCGTTAGGGTAAAGACCTGCGTTTACTTTCATAGCCGTTCACATAATGATTTTTCATATTTAAGAAGTTTAATAACGACCTACTACAATCATCACGTTTATCTTTAGTAAGCCTATTACAAGCATTGCGAACTTTAATTTTAGCATTATCGTAAGCAAGTGCCGGATTAGTATAAGGATTACTATCTCTAAGATTTAAAACAGGATGCCTGTAATTACGTTGAAGAATACGCATCATAACAAAGTTCTTTAGAGCATTAATAAGAACATCATTATTAGGTATGAGAGGAACATTGATTTTAAGAATCTCGTCAAGTGTCATTGGCAACCCGTGAAATAAGACACCTAGCGTGCCTTTTCTGACATTCAAATGCAAATACGACCCATTAATCGAATACGTATATAAACTGTCGGAGATCGTCCGTATGAAGTCAAAAACGACATTCTCTGTAAGGTTTATCCCTATCGGAAATGAAACGGCGAGCGGTATATAATTTCCATCATCATGCTCAAATGGAGCAGGATTAGTAGTAAAATCCGCACGTTTACCATTAATTGTAACAAGACGTATATTCTCACAACCCTCTGGAATCTCACAACGATACTCATCAAAGTCGATAATTTTACCAACATTAATAAGATGCTGTTGAATATTTAAATCAGCAAGGGCTTCACATATCCAAGTAGGAATACGAGTCATAAAGTCCATAGAATGAACATCATAATCTTCTATAATCCTATGAATAACAACACTAGAACTAATCAAGTTTTGGTCTAATGTATTCATCTACTTCATTGTTTTTAATACGTTCTCTTTTGCTTTTAGTAGGCGGATACCTATCCATAATAGTTTTATCATGTTCAATCATGTATTTGAGTTTAGCATCAAATGCAAGATTATCCGCTTTAATAACTTCTTCTATAGATTTATGCCTAAGCACCTTATCGCTAGTCATAATGTTTACATGACAATGATTAGGTTTAAATTTATAGAATATTTGATTAGGTACAACATCAACACCCATATTATGACGTATCCATTTACAGAACCAATAATACGGATTATCAGATTTAACGTGCCAATTCTTACCATAAGGATTAAGAAAACTCTTAACTTCAATACCAGCAGCAATCATTTCATCCCTAAGACGAAATGAAGCCGCCCAATCAACAGATTCTCTAGCAACAGCACGTTGAACTTGAAACTTACCAATGTAAGTACCTAAAGAAACACTATCACCACGAATAAGATTCTCAATTAAAGATTTATTAAGACCTCTTTGTATTTGATTAAATATCGGATAAGGAATACGACACATCCAATCGTAATATCTAATAATAGCAAGAAGTTTAGGAATACGAATAGTAGATAGATAAACAAAACGATTGAACGTAATACGAAGAGATACTGCTTTAGCTTCGTCACTCCAATTAAGTTTACGTAAAAGCTTAACACCTTTAACTCGTTTACCTAAAATAAGATCATCAATAATCTCTTTAGTTATTCCATTCGATTCAAGAAGATTCAGATTAGCATAACAGATATTAGCTAGATTATTACGTCTAACATAAATGTTATGAAGATCAGTACTTAATTTCTCGATAGTGTTGTAACATTGTTCGAGATAGTCGTGGTAATAGTGCATGGATTCCATATAGTTTATTCTACTTTATTATGGATTAAACGTTGAGTACCATTAGGATCATTAGGAGCATAAGTTGCATCACTAATAATCTTAACTTCGTGTTCTGTAGGCTTAATACCAAATTCAGTTCTAAGAACCTCATAAGTTATACGTTCTATCATATCAGCTGGAAGAGGAAGTTCAATATCTTGACCATCATCTTCCATATACATAGTGATAACCTCAGCAGGATTTTCAGCTACATACACGATTGTTACAAACTTATAATTTTTAGTATCAATCTCAAAGTTTTTGAGAGTATTTTTGATAATAATTTTAAGTTTACCATTAACGATTTGATACACTCCCCAAACCCCAGTAGGGGAATAGACTGTGGTAAGGAGCGGAACTACGCTATTATTAGCGTACTTATATGTAATAAGACTCCCATCATCATGTTGAGTATAAACATGAAGAAAAGGTGCATCATTAGGCATACGTAAAGGTGTAGGAACTCGATGCTCAGTAGTAAGAACCATATCTTTAGCACCAATTCCCGCATATGTGTTTTCTATATCGGTAAGCGGAACGCAGATAAGAGGAACATTAAAGCTAACTTTAAGCACCTCATCTACACCATTGCGCTCAATACTCTGACGAATAAAAGTAGCAAAGAGTGCCTTACAAGCATCTTTAGCTCTCTCTTGAATGCTATGATCACCGGGCTTACCTAATATATTAGAAATCTTACTTCCTAATTGATTAAGTGTTGCCATAATAATACATTAAACAATTCGCCAAGATTTATTAGTAGTAATACCAAGCTCCTTAGTTTCACCTCTAGGGATAAATTTAAGAAGATTAGTAGACAATTTAAGTTCAGGAGTATCAGAACCACCTATGATCATAATAGGACGATTCTTAACTGGAACAACCCCGTGCCACGGACCAGCATTAGTATACCGGTTAGTAACTCTAATAACGTTCTTTTGATTTTTGAAACCTCTACCACACCTTGATGGCAGACTAGTTCTTGCGTAAATAACAGTCATGATATTTTAGTTTTTAATGGTATCTTCTGTCGCATCTATAACCATAGTCATATTGCGAGAAATACGATTGTGATTTTTCCAGAATGTTTGCATCATTTCAGCGTCAGGTTCAAAGTCAAGCTCGAACTCAGCACTAAGAAAGCCAATAGGCATATCAGTTTTCAAGTCACGAATAAGAATGCTAATAGCAGTATTACATCCACGTGAACGAAGATCTCCAACATACATATTAGAATGATACCTTGTCAAAGCACTCATACGGAAAATGTACTTACTATCTCTGTATAAGCGTAGAATAGTATAAGGCATAATAGAAGTAAGAACATTCTTATAACGATTCTTATAAGGATCTGTAATACTAATATCGTAATCTTCTGCGATAACAGTAAACTTATCCATATTAATACCATTACAGAACTTACCACCATTATGAAAGTATGCAACGTAAACACCTTTAGCATTAAGAGATTCTCTAATGTTTGAGGCTATTTTATCGAGTTGCATCCAACATTCTGCTTTAGATGCAAGAAGATTAGTAACAACCTTACGTCTCTTCTTAGCAATCCATTCTTTTACGAAGACAACACCAATAGATGAAACAATAACACCAATCAAGTTCAATATAGCAATAAAAATACCACTCATTACACAACGTGTTTTATAATTCATACTTGCGTGTTTGAATAAGTTGCTATAAACAAAAAAATCCGACTACCAGCGGAACCAGTAGTCGGATTAGGAATAATTAAAATTGCCTTGATATAAATAACACCTGCGACTAAAACTAATTAGATGAATCTCTGCCAAGGCACTTCATCGTCTTGAGCTTTAATATCAGCTAACCATCTTTGGAAAGCAATACCTTCGTAACCGTCGGGATCACTAATGTAAAGATAAGCATACATAGCACATTCATGATGTTCGGTAAACAAACGACCATAGAAATCTGCGTAAGCCATATTCATTACATACATAACATCATACCAGTTAGCATTATGGAGATCATTCATCTTGTATTTGTGCCAAATAGATTTGACTTCATCAAGATTATAATGATGAGTAGTACCATTACGATTCTCCATACGTTCAACAGCCCATTCACATAGGTCTTTAGTAAAATGTTTTCCGTAGAATTCTTTATATTTTCGACAATCCCTCTTTCTTACATCTTCACTTTCGTGTGGCATATCACTATGCTCATGCGGGTCTTTCATCATGACTTACATTATTTTTAAGAGAGTTATCAATTTCACGTTTAAGATTTTGAAAAGCAGTAGCTTCGAACTCAAAACCAAATAGATTCACAGAACCTTTAGCAGTAGCTTTAGAAATAGCTGCATCAAGATAGCTATTAACTACTTTAGGAATCTGCTCATCAGATATGAACTTAGATAACTTAGCCAACTGAGGCTTAATAATATAATCAAGTGTAGGCTCTATAATAAAATCTAATTCATTCAGAAGTAGCTCCGGCAGCAACCGAGCCATTACCGTTACCTAACCAATTTCTCAATCCAAGTCCTGCAAAAGCAGCAAGACCTAAAGAACCTGCAACAGTGTTGTAGTTAATTTGCCCTTTCGGAACTTTAACACCAGTTTCGTTTTCAGTATTCATAGCATTAATTTATTTTAATGCACTTCGACATTGAGATGCACAACAAATATATTACTATTAGTACTGATAACAATGAAATGATTTATAACATGAACATTAATACTCAATAGTTGAACATTATATTCAACGTTTCTTCTTAGCGATAGCTTCGTCAATCTTTGCATTAATAGAGGGAACACTAATGTAATTCATAAAAGTTACATAACCAATATGATATACGTCAGCAATTTTGTTCTTCCAAATCCAACGATAACTTCTATCATCATTGATATAAGTTTTAGCAATCTCTTGAATAATCTCTAATTAATAAGAGCTTATTCAAATTAGTATAAGTCACAGATGTCATACCTAAAGGAATTTAAATCATTAATAGAACATTTAGTCGATGATTTAAGCGAGCAATGATTTTCCCTTATACGACAAAAAGAAGCACTAAACCGATTAGTAATAGTACTTCATTAGTCCGCGATTATACGCTTTTAGAATCAGCAAAACGCTGAGTAATACGTTTAAATATAGGTTTAAGAATCAAATCATATCCAAACGTAGAAATAAGAAACGAAAGCAATACTGTTTCAAGTGAAGCATCTAGCTTCCGATCTTAAAGGATTGCAGTAAGAATACCAACAATTAAAGTAATAATACTTTTAGCTTTTCTCGAAACTTTGCATTTAGTTATGTTAGATATTGTCTGTATAATGCCGTATGTTGTTAGACATACTATAGCAATATAAACAATACTAATGGATTGAATTAGTTGTAATAATAATGTATCTTCCATCAAACATATTATCTATTTGTATAATAAATATTCATAGTTTGAGTACCAGCTTTAATACCGAGAATTAATTTTGCATTAGAAATTTCTGGATAACCATTACCTAAATTTAATAAGACTTGTTTTGGATTAGTAGTATTTATTCTACCATTAATATATGGAGATCTATCACTACCATCATCCATTTCTAACTTAATTTCATCTATATCTATATTAAATTGAAATAGAAAATTAGTAGCACCAGTACCTATACCCGGATAAGTCATTTCAACAATAGCTCCAAAATCAGTATTTATTTCAGCTAAATATTGATTAGAAGAAGTAAGATTATATTCTTTACTACCATAAGTATCTATCACTTTTGCAGGAGGATAACTTTGACCTTGTTGACGTACACGTTGTAATATAAGTCTATTTGATTTTTGACTTACATCAATAGTTTTATTAATTCCCACCCCGTAACAGTAACAACACCTTCACGAGCAGGATTTATATAATTATCATTAGCAGTTACATCAAAACTGCCATTATTTGTTCCACTTGCGGGACTAACAGAAATCCAACTAGGTTTAGCCATAATAATTACGTTTAATGATTAACTAGTTTATACAAGAAAAGGTCTAGTAGATACCTTAATACCCACTAGACCCACAATATTCAAATTAAATACAGATTATGAAATAGTCCAAGCAGTATTGGTAGTAATCGTAATCTGTTTAGTTTCACCAGCAGCTACAAAAGTCAAAGACGTCGGAGATACAGATAATGTAGCATCACCAGCAGCTTGAGTTACCGTATATTTCTGTCCATTAACAGTAATATGTCCGGTACGAGTATTAACTGTTGGATTAGCAGCAGCAGTAAACGTAATCTCGAAAGCATAAACATCACTTGCTCCCGGGTCACCTTCGATAGCTGCACCTGAATTATATTGCTTAGTAGCAACTACTAATTTACCAGCAGTCAACCAAGTTGAAGCATCTGAATCAACAGAAAACGTAATAGAAGCCAAGTTAGAATTACCTGTAAACTTCTTAGCTTCACCTGTTTTAACGAAAGCTAAAGATTGAGTAGTAACATCCCAAATGTTAGAACCTGACTGTTGTATTGCAACATCTTCCGTTAAGTCTTCAACTGCTACAGTAATAGATCCTGAACGACCTTTACGTCCTTTATAAACAGGAGCAGTAACATCAACTTGTGAGTTACCAGTACCCTTAACAGCAGATAACGTAATCCAGCTAGGTTTAGCTTTTAAAGAATAAGCAGCACGCATAACCGGAGCACCAACTCCATCAACTAAACCACCAATTTCAACAGCAGTTGCTCTTTCATCCAAAGCAGAATTTTCAATCATAATGATAAAAATTTAATTATTTGTAAAAAAGTTTGAAGTTCCGCACGCCCCACAAGCTATTCCCCTACTGGGGTCTGCAAAGCGTAGCGGAACATTTAAAAGTTTAAGAAACAGTCCAATTAACATTAGAAGTTACTTTGACAGTTTGTGTATCACCAGCAGCTTTAAACGTTAGACTAGTTTTATCAAGATTCAAATAAGGGTCTTGTTCAAACGTTGCAGTGTAAGTAGCATTTCCAGTAACAGTAACAGTTCTGCTAGCATTCGTATTACCATCACTCCATTTAACAAAGTGATAACCAGAATTAGCTGTAGCTTTTAGTGTAGCTGACGCATTGTAATTATAAGTACCACCACCACTAACTGTACCACCTGTACCAGCAGTAACTGTCAATTTATACTGTCTAGTAGATGCAGTCCATCTAGCATACCAAGTCTTATTACCAGTACATTTTGTTGAAGTAGTCAACTGAGTGCCACCTGTTGAAGCATTAGTATCAAACCAACCAGCAAATGTATAATTATTAGCAACAGTGGAAGCTCTACTTGCCGTAGGTAATGTACTAAGTGTAGCATTATAATTTAATGTCTTAGTTGTATCACCTGTACCACCATTTGCGTTAAATGTCCAAGTATAAGAATTAATAGTCCAAACAGCATAATATGTAACATTAGCTGTTACTTTAGTTGTTGTGCTTACATTAACAGAACCACTAGCTGACGTAGACCATCCCTTGAAAGTATATCCAGTTCTTGTAGCAGTAGGAAGAGTTCCTAAAGCATCATTGTAATGGAATGAACTACTAGACTTACTAGGAGTACCACCATTACCATTCCAAGTAACTGTATAATTCTTATAAGTTGGAGTCCATCTAGCATACCAAGTCTTATTAGATGTTACCTTAGTAGTAGTAGTTAATTGAGTTCCTCCACTAAATGCGGAAGTATCAAACCAACCTGCGAAAGCATACGTATAAGTATTATCCGCATTTCTAGTACAAGTGGGCAACGTTCCAACAGCGGTATTGTATTCTTTAGTTATAGTTGTAGAAGAAGGAGTATTACCACCATTCTTATCAAATGTAAATGTATAACTGTTGATAGACCATCTAGCATACCAAGTTTTAGTTCCAGTAACTTTAGTGGCTGTTGTAGCTTGAGTACCACCACTTGCAGCAGATGTATCAAACCATCCAACAAATGTATAACCTGTACGACTAACAGTAGGCAATGTACCAAGAGCTGTATTATAAGCTTTTGTTATAGTTGCAGGACTTACAGTTCCACCTCCATTTGCATTGAAAGTATGAGTGTAAGATTTAGTACTTCTAGTAACATAAGCATAATAAGTTACAGTTCCTTTAATTGCAGGAGTTTCTAAAGTTAATTCAGAACCAACTTTAGTTCCACCACCATTAGCAGCAGTATACCATCCAACAAACGTATAAGTAAATTCAGCTGTGTTATCAGGCATAGTCAAAGTACAAGATCCTTTAGACCCATAAGCAACAGATTGACTAGTCCTATTCAAAGACCCGTATGTTGTTTGATAACCTATTGTATAACTCCGTCTAGTTGCAGTCCAATGTACATATATTGTAGTATTACCTGCACCCATTGTCGTATTAGCAGTAACTTGCGTTCCACCACTAGCAGCAGTATACCAACCTGCAAATGTATAGGTAAATTCAGCATCCGAATTCTTAGTAGGCGTCGGCAAAGTACCATAAGCACTTCCATATTGAACGCTCTTAGAAGCAGGACTTACTGCATTACCACCATTAACATTATAGGTTAAAGTATAACTATTAATAGACCATTGAGCATAATAGGTAACGGTACCAGTTATCTTAGTAGTAGATGAAATTTTCGTACCACCACTAGATGCTGTGTACCAACCGAGGAATGTATAACCTGTCCTAGAACAAGTCGGAAGAGTACCTAATTCTGAACCATACGTTTTAGTAATAGTTGATGGACTAGGAGTGCCACCACCGTTACCATTGAATGTTGCAATGTAACTTCTAAGAGTAGCAGTCCACTGAGCATAATAAGTAACGTTTCCTGTTACAGTAGTAGATGCAGATATTTGAGTACCACCCGTTGCAGCTGTAAACCAACCCTTAAATGTATAAGTGTATTGAGCATTAGCAGCTCTTGTCGGAGTAGGCAATGTACCTAAAGTAGAACCATGAGTCTTAGTAGTTGATGTAGGACTTACAGAACCACCATTAGGATTCCAAGTTACAGTATATGACTTAAGAACAAATACCGGAGTAATATGAGTATTGGCAGTAATGTTAGAAACTGTCAGAGGATTAGTAGTAGAACCATTAGACCACTTACTAAAATTATAGCCAGTACTTGGAGTAGCTGTCCAAATAGCAGAACCACCGTATTCTACACTAGACTTATTAACGCTCGCTGTACCACCAGTTGAATTAGCAGTAGTAGTTGTGAAAGTCTTAATTGTAAACTTAGCAGTTAAGCTGATATTGGCAGTAACAGCAAATGTATATGAAGTATTGCTAGATACTTTAGTTGTTCCATTGTACCAACCAGCAAAATTATAAGCAGCCTTAGGAGTTGCAACTACAGTAGCATTAGCACCGTGTTCTACAGTTTGACCTGCAGGACTTACAGTACCTTTGTTTGTATTCTCAGAAGTTGCATTAACAGTATAGCTCTTAATCTTATATTTAGCAACAAGAGTTCTATTAGCAGTTAAAGTAACAGCGAAAGAAAGGCTTGTAGAAACAAGATTAGAGCCTTCATACCAACCAACAAAATCATACCCAGTAGGAGCGGCTTTAGCAGTCAATGTGACTTGTGTATCACGATAATAAGTTCCTTCTTTAACTCCACCTGTAGCGGATGAACCAATAGAACAATCACCAACATTTGTAATAGTAGTTCCTGAACTATTAGTAGTTAAAGCTGAAATCTTAATAGTAAACTTATCAGCTTCTACTTGAGTACAATTAATAGTTTTCGTAATACCGCTGACTGAAATAGTAACAATAGTTGTTCTGCTTGCACCGGTATTCTTACTCGCAGTTAAACCAACCGTTTTATTACCCGTACCACTCTTAGCGGCAGGGGTAAGCCAAGAAGCAATAGCCATCTTAGTATCCCTCCCCTCTAATTATGAAACCGTCCATTCGACGTTAGAAGTAACATTAACAGTTTGAGTTTCACCAGTATTTTTGAAAGTAAGAGAAGTCTTATCTAATTCGAGATATGGATCTTGAGTAAACTTAGCAATGTAAGTCTTATCCGCGTCAATAGTAACACTTAGAGTTATATCGTCAGAAACCTTAACTCCATCTTTCCACCAACCGCCAAAACTATAACCCTCAGCAGCTGTAGCATGAATAGTAGCAACAGTACCATCCTCAAATTCAGCAGTTTCAACTCCCAAATTAGATTCTTTATTGATACCAACACTACCTTGAGCTACACCTTCATCTTCGGTTTTAACTGTAAGTGTATAATGTGAGGGTTCAGGAATAAGATCACATTCAATAGTAACCTTAATGTTTTTCTCAACCACAAAGCTATACTGATTGTTACTGTTAAGAGTGATTTTAACACCATCAACAAGCACTTTATTCAAAGTATAACCCGGACTTACATTAACTTTAATCGTACAAGTATCACCATCATTATAAGTACCAGCACCTTCCATTGTAGCACTTCCGTTAGGAATAGCTTCATAGGTGACTTGGAATTTATTAGGAGCATCAACCTCAAAACGAGCTTCAATAGATTTAGAGTCATTCATGACAATATCACGTGAAGTAGTCGAGGGCGCACCCGAATCAGTCCATTCCTTAAAATGATAGCCGCTATTTGCTAATGCTTCTACAGAAACGGTAGTTCCGTCAACAATATTAGAGTAAGTCTTTGTGCCACTATAATAGTCGCTCCAACGTCCATTGATCTTTGCGCGACATTTACCACCCGTTCCAGCAGTAAGAGTTAGCGTTCGCATGATTACTTGATCGAACGTAGCAATATGCGTTGCATTTGTTCCGGTTTTAGCAGTGAATGTTGCAGGATTATCTGAAACCTTTGCACCACTTGTATTCCACTCTCTAAACTTGTAATTGCCAACCGCACGAGCTTCAACTGAATAAATCGAACCTACAGCAGTTTTAAACGTGTGTTCAGAAGTAGACCAATTAGACCAAGAACCATCACCTATACGATAACGAGTTTCATTAGTTCCATCAGAACCTACCGTAATAGTAACTTCTTCCGGTGGAATCTCTACGAACGTACAAGAGAAATCTACATTTTCAGTAATAACCTTTGAATAAGGATTAGAGTTAGAAGTAGTTCCACCAATATCCCATTGTTCAAAAGAATAACCACTATCAGGAACACCTAATACTTCAATTGTCTCACCATCAGTAATACTAATGTTAAAATGCGAAGATGCAGCTTCTGAATATTTATCAGAGCCAATCTTATATTTGCATTTACCATTAGAGCCAGCAGTGATATTAACAATATGAGTTTCAGGTGGAATGTAAGTTTCCTTGAAATAAGCAGTATAAACTTTGCGATGCAGACCTTCTTCAACAATGATATTATTTTCATTATTAGGAAGATTAGCACCAGTAGGAGTCACCCACTTTTCAAATTCATAACCACCGTTAGCTTTACCAGCGATAGTGACAATAGTCTTTTCCGGAGCAGTGACTTCGTGTCTTTCTGCCCATTGAGACCAAGCATCATTAATATCTTTATATCGAACTAAACCATTCGCATCTGCCACGATACTAAACGTGAAATAACGAATAGTTTCTTTAAAGTTTACCGTAATCGTAAGATCTCGTGTAACAACGATGCTATATGTACCATTACCATTATCTACAAGATTACCACCAGAAGCAGTAACTGTATCAACAGCCCAACCCTCAACCGGACTAGGAACAATTATTGCAGTTTGACCGGACTTATAAGTACCGCCACCGCTAACTGAACCTTTATCAGCAGGATTAGTTATAATAGTTACATTGTACTCCTCAATAATAGGAGCATCAAGCTCGAAGTATGCAGTATAAGTTTCATCTTTCTCAACAACAAGATCATATTGAAGATTAGTAGAAACAATACGATTTAAACTATCAGTCCAATGAGTAAAATGATACCCTTGAATTGCCGCAGCTGTTATAGAATGTCTTGTACCTTTTGGGAATGTTCCGGCACCAACTACATATCCTGCATTAGCCGGATCAGCATTGACATTAATATAGAATTGTTCAATAGGAGCTTCATCCTTTTCAAATACGCCTATCAAATCCATATCTTTCTTAATAGTAAAAGACCAATTAGGACTAATAGACATAATCTCATTAGTATGGAACTCTTTCCAACCTTTAAAGTGATAACCTTGAACAGGTTTAGCATAAAGTTCAACACGACTACCAGCTTCAAATTGGAAACGGAAGCCATCTGAGTTTTCATCAGGAACAATAGCAGAACCACTACATCCAACAATACCACCCTCTTCAGGAGAAGGAACTAAAGTAACTCTATAGTAATCACGTTCGATATGACCAGACTGCATAAAATCTTGAAGATCTTTGATGTAAGTCCAAGCACGAATATATGTATCTTGACAACCACAAGTATTATTTCTAATACCACGACTAGGATGCACATAATTAGCTTTAAGACCAATGCAAACAAGAGTGTCATCAGTCAAAGACTCACTACCAACAATCAACTCTCTATCAATAGCAATAATATTACCATCAGTAGTTAGATTAATTTCGCAACCTTTTTCATCATACATATAGTAACAACCATCAGTACGATGATAGAAGAATCGAACGTTATGCTCACGCTTAGGAAATGTACCAAGAGGAAGAACTTGTTTTAACTTGACAATTTTAATATTACATTCCATAGCATTAAGTTTAAACAAATATAACTACGCAGAACCGTTAAGCACTGCGTAGTTTTCCAAGCAACTTTAGTCAGTTGCAGTATTCAGAGAAATGGCATTATCGCCGGAACCTTTAGCTAAAGTCTTAATAGCTTCAAGTTTATTTACAACAGCATCGATCACAGCTTCCGTACCAACAATGATTTGGAATTTGCGAGGACTATTGTTATCAGCGGCAATCTCAGGGAATTGATTAAACTCAGCCGTAGAAATAACAAGATAAGCGACTTTATCAAAGCCAACTTTCGGGTCACCAATACCCCAAGCTTTCTGCCACTCATCATGAGGATTCCAACCCATGTTAATCAGAGAATAACGAAGGTCTTCATCACTAAGAGCAACATCAGCTAAGAAACCGGATAATTTTGTATGTTCAACGGTAATAGTACCATTGGCTTTTTGATCGGCAAGAATACCGAATACGTTTATCGTCAATTTGGTAGGCTTTTTAGCAACAACAGTTATCTGAACAGCACCATCAGCTTTCTCGATAGTAATATCAAACAACTCTTTGTTATAAGCGGTAAGACTAAGGTTTTTCTTAATCTTCTCTACCAACCGATCAACGGTATCAGTAGCATGAATCCGAACAGGTATTTGAATAATCTGAGGATTAGGATTAACCGTCAGACCATGACGATACTCCTCAGAAGAACAAATTTCAATAGCACCACAGAACTCAGCATCTGCATTATATACAATACCTTCAGCAGGCTTAAGTGCCGGATTCGTAAGACCTTTAAGAATAATAGTTTCTTTCTGATCTTTCTCCGTATATTTACGAACGTTATAAGTGAAGTTAAAAGGATTAATATCCACTCCACGTTGATTCATAAATTCACCGTCCTTAGTAGGAATTGCAGACATAATTACAAACGGCTCAGGTCTACCAGTAGTAGGCAAAGCAGTACCATAAGCAGTACAAATGCCGAGTTGACCGTTAGATAACTTAGTATCAACAGTAACATTATCGACAAATGTTTTTCCGTAACTTACAATTCTCATAGTAACGTTTTATTTTAAAGAATTACTTTCATTTATAGCAATTTGATAACCTTCATCTTTAAGTTTACCAAGAAGCTTCTGTGTAGCAAGGTTAATAATCTCGGTTTTAAACGGAAGTTCAGTAGCAGTATCAGTTACAATATCAAACCTAGTAGGTTGTCTAAGATATGTAATAGCAACATCAGTAATCACGAATGTATCATCCATATCTACTAAAATCCTATTGCTTTCTATCGTACATACAGGATGAATGTGTCTATTAAGACGATTGTGATACGTTTGAAGCATATCCCTACGCTGAACATCAGAAACCAAATCCATACCCGCAAGTTTGCTCTCTCGCACCTTTGTAATCACTCCGTCAGAAGTGATAACCTCGTATAAGCCCGAATAATGCTCGTAGTTAAATTGTACTAACTTAATAGTATATTTATCTCCAACTACAATTAGCTGTGGCGTATCGAAGTAAAACACTAGTGATTCGGGGTAATACTCGTTATTGTAGCGTTCATAAGTCACATTGTAACCTTTTCGCAGCAATATGGAGAGCATATAGTTAATATATTCAAATAGACCCTCTTTACGATAGATCTTAGCAGGATAATGAAACGTAACGGTATCATTACCAATTTGAATAACGAAATCTTCTATATAATCGGGAATAGTTTTAAATAGCTCACTGATATTAACAACGTAAATCCTAGTAGTAACAGATTCAATTGCTCGATAACGTTTAAACTTATCATATATAACACTTGCATTATAAGAGACGCCATGTAGGTAATTCGCAGGCAAAAAAGCGAAGCCTCTATTACCCTCATTTGCTAGAAGGTAAAGAGGACTTCTATATGTAGTCTTTAGCACCTGCAAATCATCGTAATAACGACCAGTCTCTTCAAAGGCTTTAATCTTTTGCGTAAGCAGTACGTCAATAGCTTCATTAAGAGCAATATCAATATACTGCGGACGAATAGATTCTTGCCTATTAGCATTAATCTGCTGAATCTTATCGTTTACAGCAATATGTGCTTCTTTACAACTACTATACATACTGACACTATTTTATTAGTTTATAACCGAAGCTTTATAAGCAGTGAAAAGTTGTGCTTTATATTCAACATTTTCGGGAGCAGCTAAGAAAGCCATAACCCCCTCAATGGAAGAACCAAGAACTACTTCCGGACGCACAGTGTCAAAGTAATTATCACCGTCTTTCGTAATGACTTGAGCGGCGAGTAACTTATAGACTTGCGCCATTGCTTCTACATTCTTGTTATCAAACAGAGAAATAAACGCATCTGCATTCGTTTGAGAAAGTTCAGCTACAGCCGTCTGCAAATCTCCATGTTCCATTTTAATAATCTGTAGAGTATCAGCAGGAGCATTACAGATAAGCATATTTCTAATACGTTTATAAGAAGACTCATCACCTGTGAACAACTGAGCCAACTTAGTAGCAGTATTAACAACAGCTTTAGTCTTAGCATCTTTCATACGCTTAACATCTTCAATGCTATGTAAGTAAAACCGAATATTAGTAGATTTCTCAACATCTTCCGGTTTATTAGCAACAGTAGAAGTAAGTAGAGCAAGACGCCAAAGAATATAATCTTGCGGCTTAATAGGAGTCATGTACATATACAGATTCTCTTCATGAACCGCAGTACCTTCACCAAATAGCATAGCATCAAAGATAGCTTTCTCTAATTTATTCGGAGCAACCTCAGTATTAATACTGTTCTTTTTAGCCCAATCAAGAATAGCATCACGTTTAACAGGATCGTTAAGAGAAAACTCCCAACCAGTTTCAAGCTCATAACCTTGAGCAGGAACTTCAACGGTTGAATTTTTAAGATGCTTCAAAACGAGATCTTGAAAGTTTACATTGCGGCTATCAGCAGAAGCTCCAATGATCGTAGGAAGTATAGAAGCCATTTCAGCAGTTTTACTAGATAGAGTAAGAACCGCTTTAATGCTCGGACCGAAAATAGTATTGAAAGCACCAATACTTTTCTGATTCACGACTTGAAACATAGTCGGATTCAGCTTTAACGCTAAGGTTATTTTGCGTGAGTATATCATATAGTTTATACTTTAGTAAGTTTATACTTTACAATAATCGTAATGTACGCTTATTCAAAAATCATTTCAGCCCAGAAAGAAGTAGTACCATTAAGCATATTGATACCTTGTGAAGACATAACCTCATAAGTAGCAATATCCTCTCTAGTAGATAACATCTTACTATAAGCACCCCACTCTTTAGGTAGCGGAGTAATACCTTGATAAACACCGTACAAATATTCACGACCCTCTTCACAAACCAACTGAATATTTGCTTCACCACTCGTGTTATCAATAGAGTGATCCAAGAACACCATCGTATAAGAGGTAACAGGGAAGCCACCATACATACGACCATTCTTACGATCCATTTCGGCACGAGAACCGGTATCAAACAAATCTACAACCTTAACAGAAACGGTAGCTCCGGAATAGTGCTTATACTGATTGAAGTATGCACCATAAGAAAGGATACCACCACGACTTTGAATCTCCTCAGAACCTAACTTATCAAAGTAACCATTTCCGATAGCTTCATTCTTAATACACTGTTGGAACATTTTAGAACCACCTTTACCGGTATAAAGAACGATATTTTTGTTACTCAAATCAATATCGTTACGAACTTCAAAGATACGAGAAAGAATCATATCAATAAGCTCGATAGTCATGAATGAGTATTCGAAGTAATTACCGAATGCGATAAGAATATCACGAACACCAGCACCACGAGGAATAGGTTTATTTGAATGTTTTTCTTGATTGTGAATAACACCGTTAATATCACGGTTATAAGCAGAGAACCACAAATCCTCTTCTAACAAACGTCTACGCATGAACTCGAACTGACGCATTTCATAAGGCATCCAAAGAGTACCTTTAGAACCATCATCATAATCAAGTTCAAACTCGGTTACGATATTAGCAATGTTACCGGTAATAATTTTGGAGAATCTATGGAAACCAAATTGGTTAGTCATTTCACTCCAAGATTCAGCAGTAGAACGAGAACCAGTAGATAATTCACCGGCAATCGTAGGAGCACCCATACCCCAATATTTACCTCTCTCAAAATTGCTGAGATCAATAAACTCATCAGGATTACCGCCAAGGATAATCATTTCATAGATATATCCACCAGAAGCAGTCTGCTCACCATCGGTCTGCATACGAACCATGTGCTTTCCGTCAGGAGTAATAGCAGAATACTGATAAGGAATCCAGTTATCTTGGAACTCCGCTTTGAAAGACATAAACCCTTTACCAGGGGTTTGAGTAGGCGTAATCAAACGCACAATCGGGGAAGTGACAGTAGGTTTCCCCATAATCTTCCACTTATACTGAGTATCACCAGCATTAATAGGTTTCTTACGAGAGATATTCCCTTGACCTTCCGTAAGAGAAAGAAGAGGGAATTGATTACTGTTCCTACCCCAAAGATAAGTAAGAGACTTATTCAAATCGACAGCACCAAGAACATTAAAGTTCAATAGCATATCGGCATCAGAGTAAACCTCTTTGGAATACTGTTTTTTTCCAATTTCTCTAAGCATAGTTACGATAATTATTTATTTGAATCAATAATACCACCCGGAACAATAGGACGTCTATTAGGATTAACTTTAGTACCGCCACCTTGAGTGGATACCTTAACTTTAGGTTTACCACTAGAAGTAATGTTCAAACGACGAACAGCTTCTTGTCGTATAGATGCAGCAGCTAACTGACTAATATCAGCACCTAACAAGTTACGAAGTGCTACCATAGCGAACGTTTCATTATCAGCAAGCATATCAAAAACATCTTTCTGAGCTTGCGTATAGAAATCACCATTAACTTCAACAACAGGAGCTGTTAAATACTTGACAATATCTTTACGAGAAAGAATTTGCTCTTTACCATTAACAGTTCTTTTAACGCCTGCTGTTGGAATTGCAAGACCTCCGATAGTACCTTTATTAACGATCTTATCGTATAAAGAATCAGGAATGTTAAGCACTTTAGCTTTACCATTCTCATCATAGGTAATACCGTAGGCTTTATCAAGAGCCTCTTGAGCAGCTTGATATTCGGCTTCTTGCCTAGCATTTGCGGCTTCAATCTCACGTCTCTGAGCATTAGCAAGATAATCAAGACTTTCTTTAGCAGTTTCAGCTAATACTTTATCAGCTTTAGAAAAACGAATAATACGTTCGATTTGAGCATCAGAAGTACCTTTGCGTTTTTCAGCAGAACGAATAACAGCTTCTAACTGATCATCTGATTTATCTTCAAGGGTCATTGTAGTCCAATCAACATGATTAGCAAAACCCTCAAGAGAACCATACGTTTGTTTGTAAAGAGCAGCTTGATAAATATCCGGATTAGTACGGAAGAAATTGTTGATAGCTTCACTTTCAGCTTGACGTTTAGCAAGCTCTGCAATATCAGCATCACGTTGAGCAAGACCTTCAACGGTCATTTCATATTGCTTAGGAGTACCATCAGCATTTACCGGAGTTAAACCAGAAATAGCAGAAATAGCAGAAACATCTATAGTTTCATCTTGAGTTTCAGCAGCAGCAAACTCATCTAACTGAGCTTTAGTGTAAACAATCTCTCCGTCTTTAACGGCATTACCGTCAGCATCAAGATCATACTCAACATCACCGTCATCGGTAGTAAGAACAATCTTAGTAGGAGTTTCAGTTTCAGTTTTAATTTTTTGAGTAGCAGTTTTAGCAGCTTCTTCTTCAGCTTTACGCTTAGCTTCTTCCTCTTCTGCTTTCTTACGTTCTTCTTCTGCTTTAGCAGCTTCTTCTGTTTCTTTAGCAGCTTTAGCAGCTTGTTCAGCAGCTATCTCTTCCGCAGTTTTAGTAGTATTACTATCAGTAACACCACCGGGAACAATAGGATTTGGCATAATGTTTTATCTTTTATAAATTAAGTTATAACAGTGACAAATGTAATAATAATATATGTATTAAAAATGGCATTAGAAATATTATTAGAAACAGCATTAGTATCGCCTATCACACGGCTCTCTGAAATTCCAATTAATTTATGCCATTTTAAGGCTCAAATAAAGACCTCTGACGAACCCAAATTTCAGTCGATATAGTTGTTCAATTCGACAAAAATAAGAGCCTACATTAAGACTTTCGTGGCTTATTGGCGTTAATACGATTCATGCGCTTTTGTTCCTCAAACTTGGCACGTTCCAGATTAGCTCTATCAATATCTAAGTTTAACTTAGTCATTTTAAGATAATCGTCAAGAGTACCACTATTAGATTCATCTTCACTAATATAATCATTACCATTCTTATCTACTTGAAGCTTAGCATCAGTAATAATAATATTAGTAAGATTAGTATCAGCAGCAATAGCTTCCTTAGAATCGCGATCAAGTTGAGCTTGTTCAGCTTCAAATTTACGTTGAGCTTCCGCATTAGCAGCACGAGTTTGTTCAATCTCAGCATCCCACTTCTTCTGAATCTCTTCTTTTTGAAGTTCAAATTGACGTTGAGCTTCGGCAGCTTCTTTAATATATTTACGTAAAGAAGCAACGTTATGATTACAAACAGCTTCAGCAGCTACATCGTAATTTCCATTTTGAGCAGCACCAAAAGCAATCTCTTCAAGCTTACGTACTTGTTCATTAAGTTCAGCAGAATTACCAACAAAGATACCTAAATTAGAATTAACAAAGTCAGTACCATTTACACGAACTTGAACAATCTCATTGGTATTTGGATCTACATAAGAACCTTCATAGCCATCAATCCAAGCAATCTTAGCAGCATCAAGATTAGCCATCATATCACGAGAGCGGAAGCAATCAAAGATTTTAAGTGACCACACAGACCCCATTAGAGCCTGATTAAGTCCCATTTCAGTGACAGCTTTACCGGCACGAGCTTGAATATCTCCTGCGCGTTGATCGTTCATATTAGCAAGTTCATACGCTTCTTGCTTAATAGATTGCTTAATTTGATTAATAGTATTAAGATAATTAATCATTGTAGTATTAGCAATCTCTTTAATAGCTTGAAGTGATGCTTGCTGTTTAGCTATTTCACTATCATCAAATACAAGAGTACCATCTCGATTAGCTGCATCAAGACGCTCTTCCATAGTCATATCTTTAGTATCAGCTAAGAAACTTTCAGGTATCAATAGCCATGACCGGAATTTACTAATAGTACGTTCCTCAACTAAAGTATAAAGACGATAAAGAGCAAGATAAGGTAATAAGCGATAAGGAATAGGTTTAGGATTATTAAGAAGCATCAAACGACTTAAACCATTATAAGGTAACTTACAATGATTAAGATTATTCACTTCTTCACGTTGAACAATAATAGGTTGAGCTTTAGTATATACACCCCAATCTTTATCACCAAAACGATAAGCTTCCCAACATTGAAGAACCCAAGTATATTCAATATCAATATCACCAAGAGTAGTATCTAAGACATAATCTTCATCAACAATCTTTTGCTCAATCTCACCATAAGCATTGGTATAAGTAAGAACACCACGCTTCATAGGAACCTTAAAAACACAATGACGAGCTTTGAGGACCCCGGTAGAGGGCAAGGAGTGGTACGGAGCAGCATTCTGCGCATCAATCGTAGGATTAAAAGCAATCTCACGAGAACGAAGCATAACAGGAGTAACTGTATATTCACCCGTACTTTCATGATTATGAATTATATCTTTAATGTAAGCAATATCTCTTTTAGAAAGAACTTCTTGATATTCACCAATTATATCATTGATGTTAATATCAAATTCTCGCATCCCATAATCATCATCTTCAACAAAAAGATTACCACTATCAATTCGATAATACTCAAGAGGAGAAATAATTTCAAAGATAACATCATTGTATCTTACATCACGATAAGAATAAACACTTTCAGTGCAGAACCAATAATAGAAAGCTTGAATATATTTCTCATTAGCTTTAATAAGGGAATTAAGAAGATCAAGAGTTTTCTGACCACGATCAGCTTCTTCATCAATCCAATCCTTAGCAGCTTGTTTCATAAAGTCTTCAGCAGATGGAAGATCTTTAGAAGGCTCACCGGTTTGAACACCGTTAGCATTCATGATGTTTATAAATTGCTGACGAAGAAGACCATCAAGAGCAACACGAAGATCAGCGTTACGTCTAGTGACAACATCAATATCAGCATTATAAACTTGGTAGTTATTATAGGTGTTAATGAACTCTCCTATATATTTCTCTTTAATAGGAGTAATAAAATCAACATCTCTAATCTTACCGGGCAAATCTTCTTTTCTACCATTAACGGAGTTGTAGGTCGCCATTACATACTTGTAAGTAGATTCATCTACAATCCCATTCGCAGCGTCAAGAAAGGCTTTAATATCTGCTTTATCATTATTAGAATGAGCAGTAGCAATAACCCAATCACACATAGCCTTAGTCCAAACAGCTCCACGCTTAGTAGCTTCCGAAGCAAAAACATCAGGCTTTTCTAAAGAATTAGGAATCTTAGAAGCATCCATTTAACGACGATTTAAACGATTTGCAATACGTCTGTCATTATTCTCTGTATTACCTTCAACAAGACGCTTAGTATTTAAAGAGTCTGCAAGAAAGACATACATAGCAACAATAGCAGCACTAATATGGTCGAAGTTACCCTCAGCAGTAAATCTCTGACACTCTAGAAGCAATCGAACACTACTAATAGACTTAAGTCTACGAATAGGTTTACCATCAGCAGTATATGAAAGAGGTTCATAAATAAACTCCTTTAGCATACGAAGACCATTATATTTCTTATCGCCATCACCAATTACAATACCATAATCATTATTGTTAGGATTAGTCAATTTACGAGTATTGGCATTAGTTGGATCAAGCATTAAGTAACGTCTAAGTTTATATTTAATGAAGTTAGAAACAGTCTCACCAGTACCAGCTTCCGGACAACATTCAGCATTATACATAAGACACATACCCATAGTGACTATATCATTTTGCTCCATTGTGTCCAAACGTCCTATATATTCACATACAAGCAGTTTTTGATTTGGATATGGGGTAATAGTATTACTACGCATCCACACTTGTGCAGAATAAAGAGAATGTTTATCTGTTACGTCTTTTTGAGCCTTATCTACCTTATATGCATCCACAGCGGTAAAGTATAAATCTTTAGGTACTTCACCATTCACTAAGAATGGACGATAGTACATTCTAACGCAACCGTGAGTATCATCACGAGAACCATGCGGAACTTGATTAACAAACTCATGGAATCTACCTTTACCAAATATATCACGTTTAATACATTCAGCTTTCGGTATAAATTCAGCTTTATTAGAATTACCTAAATCATTAACAACAATCCAACCATCTTGAAAGAATCTAGTAGCATTATCATTAATTAAATCTGAAACATGTAGATTAAGTTCAGGAGAAGCGAACATATTCTCTGTTGTATTAATGAACGCTTCGGCAGGAGTATTAGCACGTTGAGCTTTATAGATTATATGAGTTTCACTATCATTATTATGAAAATGATTCTCTTTATCTTGTTTATCCCAAGCATAAGCAGTGAATATAATTGAATTACCACGTTCAACATAAGGTTCACAATCCCATACTTGTGGAAAGAAGAAACCACATACTTCATGACGTTTATTAATATCCCAAACGTTTTCCATGCAAAGCATCTTATTCATTTTGGGATTATAAAAGGCTTTACTAAATGCAGCCCAGTTAGCACCTTTAGTACCACCCGTGCCATAAACACGAATAGTACCAACAGATATAGCACCAGATTCTGTATTAGATAAAGTAACGTCAAGAGCTTTTTGGAGATTAGGAAACTTACCTGCTTCTTCAAAGTCAATCTCAATAGCTTTCTTACCTACAGCAGCGGATTCATTTTTACCACAAGCAACGCTATAAAGATTAGACATCCAACCAAAATTTTTAAGACCTTTAGTAGATACACGATAACCTAGAAGTATATCATCAATAGCCTCAGAAATATAACCACGACGCCAAAATGTATGTTCCTCAAAATGGTCAAGACATTTCTTAGCCATAAACGTAGTAGCACCTTTATCTGTAAGATAAGCTAATTGGTCAGCAGCAAGAGTTACCGTAACATTCGGAAATAAATTAATTGTATTTGCAGCTTGACTACCACGTTTATATGAGAAACCTTTACGACGAGCTTTAGCCTTAGTAAGATGAAACTTATTATTAGCTATAAATTCATCTATTTTAAAGTTCCAATAATCACCATCCCAATAACGAGGAAAACCCATAACAGTTTCAACGTATTCAGCACCTTCACGTTTAAGTCTTGCACGTTCTTTATCATTAGGTGTACGTTCAATACGACCATAATTAAGATAAGTATAATGTGCACCGGTTATACGTAAAGGTTGAAGTAAACTTTCACGTTCCTCATCAGTAGTATTAACATCAAAGAACTTAGGAATATCTTTATAATAAAGTTTAGCTTTAATAAAAACACCTTTCTTACGACGAGATGTTTCTCTTTGCCAAAATGATTCATAAGCCGGAGTACTAGGGTCATAATCACAATACGTACCATATTCATCAAAAGTATCAGCAGCTTTAGAAAGTCTTTCTATATTAATAACAATGAAATCGATATTCATAAGAATACCACCAGAGTTACCAATAAGAAAATCATTATCCGGATCATATAAAGGCTTATTAGTAATATAACTAATACCCTCGGATGCTTTCGGATATTTACTTTTATCTTCACAGAGATAATCTATAAAAGGAATATCTCCACGTTTATAGCCCCACTTATTCTCAGGAGCAGCCTTGATGCCATCACAACTATTTTTCCAATAAGCATGAATAAACATAAAGTTATCAATAGCATCTTGTGAAAACTCATATTTACCATTCATAGCTTAATCAATCATATCTATTCCACCACCAACACCATTATCTATATTGTTATGCACATCCATTGAAGCAGCAAGCTCTTTACCACCACGAACGATAGTTTTCTTGAGTTTAGACTTAACGTAATTATCTTCTGCTTCTTTAAGTTCTGCAATAAGTTTAGGTAAGTCTTTACCCATCTTCGTAATCTCACGCATATAACCGAGCATACCACCGATCTCTTCTTTAGTAAAAGAGTCTTTCTTTAGGTCATTACGAAGATTCTTATTCATAACAGCCATAAGATCTTTACCAGCTTGAAGAGCATTAACAGTTTCAAAGAACATTTGCCCAACATAATTGATATTATGCTCAACAAGCCAATTGATAGCTTCAATCATATCTTTAGTTGGTCTAAAGTCTGAATTAAGTTGAGCAACTTCAATAGCATAATCAAAAGCCTTTTGATCTTTTAAACCATTACGATGAATATATCCGTCTTCATCAGCATAACAATCAATAAACTTAAATATCTTATACATAAGTTCTCTATCATTATGCCAATCATTATATATCTTAGCAAGAACAGGAACTTTAAGAATCTGCTCTATATTAAGAATAATTTTAGAACCTTCAACTAACCATACATGTAATGCCATAATCAATAATTTTATCTGTTTTATTACGAGCAACAAAAAAGCCCGTACCAACTTAATGATACGGGCAAATATAAGAATTACTTCTTAAATACAAAACATAAGAATGACAAAATAAAATCTTTATAATAACTATTACTTTACCATATATTATTAGTAATCAAATTAATAGTTTCAGTTATTTCTCTTGATACAATAATATCTTCTTCTTAATCATCAGCATCATTATAAGCATCACAGCCAACACTTAATATTTTATTTCCGATGTCTTCATCAGGAGTAACAGTTACAAATGATTTTTTTCATAATTAATTTTATGGATTAATAATACAATCACAAATACAAATTGTAGGATCTAAAGTAGAACTCTTCATTGTAACAATAATTTCTCCTCCCAAAGATCTAATACTACTCATCATACTTTTAACTAAATTATAATTATAAGGATTCTGATATACCAGTTGACCACCAAAATTGTCATTAACAAAAGTACTTCCATCAGACGTATAAGTAAACGTTTCAGGAGAATTACCAACTACTGTTATTTCAATAGTATCAATAAACCAACCTGTAGTTATAACTGCCGGTCTAAATGCACCTAAATTAAAAACACCAAAATAAGTATAATTAGATAAGAATACTGCAGTCTTAGGATAATTAAATACAGCTTCTAAAGTTTTAGAAGATTCAGTATATCTTTTTTCAAAATCCATTCCACTAATAGTACCATCAATAACAAATCCTAAATCAATAATAGGATATAATATACCTGATTGAAAAATATCTATAGTTTTAGATATTCCCCTCCAGTAACATTTAGAACTTCTGTTCTATTCGTAGGTGAAGTCGTTTTATCACAAGCAATATTTAATACATTATCATTTTGCCCCGAATCAGGACTTACAGTAATAAAAGATTTTTTCATATAATATTAAATTACATTAATCAGTATAACTAAATTATCTTGTGTACCAGTTGTTTTAATAAATATAGCTATCTTTATACCCCCAGTAGTAGAAGCATCACGCGCAGAATTTATCTTTGCAACAATTTCACTAAGCTTAGCAGGAGTTATATCTATAATAGATAATACTGTACCTTCATCTTCAGAATTAGGAACAACCTCTGTAGTAAATCCATTTAAAGTTATATTACCTGAAGACTGACCATCAGAAGTAAGATCTATAGAACTAATCACAGGATTATTAAATTCAACTTGTAAGCTAGATACATTTTTAATAATAAATAGATGCCTTGAGCTTAATATAAAATTAGCAAATTTTACATCAAACATCAAAAATGTAATAGCACCCTCATGAGTTAATTTATAAGGTTCTTGTATATTGGCATTAGAAAATATATATCCACAATCAATATAAATATAAGGATTAGGATCTTGTTCTATTGATACAGATTTAGTAATATCTCCCCCCTCAACCTTAAATGTAGTATATCTACTAACATAATTCTCATTTTTATCAGCATTAACAGATAAAGTTCCATTATTTTGACCTGTATCTGGAGTAACTGTTATAAAAGCTTTATCCATAATTATATGTTAATTTTTAATTTTTGAAAATTGTCTCATAAATTCACAAATTTGAGTAGCATAAGCATCGACAACATATTCAATATCATTCGCATAATCTTCATTAGCTTGAACGAATAAACAGTGAACATACTCATGCCAAAACGTTTGAGTTCTTATAGAACTAGGAATATCTTTACTTCTGTCTCTAAGTATAATATAAACTAAACCTAGAACATGATCAGAAACTCCATATTGTATTCCTTGAGTAGATTGATAAGAAACCTCAGTCATATTATAGACTCTATAGATAACTGAACCAACCTTAAAACTCTTAGGATAATCAGTATTATATTCCCAATCAAAAGTAGAATCATCCCACCAATGAGTAAATAAGAAACTCAAATGAGCCATTGCAATATCATCAAGATGAGCTTTTTTGCTATTTGGAAATTCGGCATTTAAATTAAGCTCATAAGCAACAATAATAAAGAATGCTCTAACAAGTTCTCTAAGAGATGCAGTTGAATCTAAATCATCATTGATTTGTATGATACGTTTATCAAAATCAATTTCAGTAGTTTTGACATTAGCGTGTTTAGCTATATAATCAAAAGAACCAATCTTAAAACTGACAGATGTTACTTTCTCATTTAAATCAGTAGGAAGAAAAGGATTAAGAAAAACTGTTTTCATATTAGAATCAATAAAGTTAGAAATACAACATTAAGACCAATAGAAACACCACCGATCTTAGCCCACTTAGCAGAACGACGCATATACTTCTTAAGATCTTTAATCATATCTTTATTACTCTTTTCTAATTCAACAATAGATTGCTTATAAACGTTCGCTTGATTCGTAAGAGTATAAAGAGTATGTTTCAAACCATCAATAAGAGTATCTTGCTTAACAATAATGCTCTTTAAAGATTTGCATAAAGCTGCATCATATTCACCTTGTTTAAGAAGAATTGCAATTTTACGATTATCTTCAAGAGTATATGTAATAACAGTATCTTTAGAGACTTTCAATTCTCTGCCGTATATATCGAGTAATGCTATCATCAGAAACAACATAAACATCAGAGAAGTTCTTAATATCTGTTTCATATTTAATTATAGTTTTATTTGTATTAGCTTTGAGACTATCTATAAGACGTTCTTGTTTTATAGCGTAATTCTCCAAAGCAGAAATAACCCTACCAAGAGAATCCAAAGTATGATAAGGAATATCAGTTGTCGGTATTCGTTCTTCTTCATTACATTGAATAATATTAGTAAAACATAGAGCTAAAAAAAGGAGTGCTATCAACACCCCTTTAAAATCTATCTTCATAACTCGAACTCTTTAATGTTAGTAAGAGTATAAGTAAAAGAATTACCATATAAATCTTTAGCCTTATTTACCAATGGCATAAATTTATCTTCATAATCTCTAACAGATTCAAAAACTTGACAACCAGCAGAATAAAGACCAATAGTACGAACAATTTTCCACTTAGAAGCACGATGTATATTAATACCAGCCATCTCGTAACTAATACGACCAGATAAATCAAGTTTATTATCTCGATTATTGTCACGATAAAGTGGAAGAGGTTTAACTTGAACAAGCGCAGGATAATCACCTTTATGCTTTCCAACTTTAAATGCATCTCTGAATTGACCTTCTTTTAGAATAGCACAACCTTTAGAATTTATAGGTTTAATCAAATTCAAATCAGAAGGATCAGTAGTTATTGAAAACCAATCATAAGTCCATTTACCATTCATCTTAGGATTAGCATCATTAGCTTTGTAGAATACGAGAAGAAGATCATTAAATATACCTGTATCAGCAGTGTTACATCTAATACCCCAAATGTTCAGATTGTAGTTACCTTTATCAAAGATAGCAAAGTCATGAACTTTAGCAATCTTACGAAGAACGTCAATATTAGTCTTAGCTATAACGTCATCATAAGTAATTAAAGCATTCGTTAATTCACTCATAGTTTACTTGATATTATAATTAAACAAATTGATATTTGCTTTACGTTCTTTATTTAATTGAGCAAGTCTATAATCACAAATGGCTTTAACCTCAGCTTTAAGGTATTTAATATCAACAAAAGTAACAACCTCTTCATGTGGCATATCGTCAGGAATCAAAGGATTCTCAATAGTCCTAATATGACAAAGCATATTACCAAGACATTTAAAGCCCCATTGTTCAATCAGATAATCATACATACTTAATTGAAGAGAATAATGAATACCAGTAGAATCCTGTAAATGATTTATAGGAAACAACATAGTTTCATTAGTAACAATGTACTTATCTAAGTCAATAGTACCATCTGCTTTCTTAGCCCAATATCCACCTTCAAATCGAATAGGTGCTTTATTAGTTTTCCAATCAAGAATAAAGAACTCATCACCTTTAACAAATAAAATATCAACAAGACCTGAAATCAAATACTCTGGATGATAAACACCAATCTCAGCATAAATCTCAAATCCCATAGACACCATCTCACTTATAAAAGAGTATATTTGAGGATACCTATCAGCAATACCTACAACTTTAAAATAATCAAGATCAAGTCTACCGTAACTATGAGTTCTTATAATATCATCAATCGTATAAATACGACCATTAATAAAACCATTTGCATTCAAATAGTAGTTATTACATCTTTTAACGCATTGTTCTAGGAAATTATGCTTTTCAGTTCCCTTAGCACAAGCCTTTTCAGTTTCAATTTTCCATTCAGCAAGAATCTGTTTAACAGTCTTACCTCTATATCGAATATATTTACTATAATTTCTATGAGTAGGAGGAACAGGACGACTACCAATATTAACACAAGCTTCAGCAATAGCTTTCCAATCCTTTTGTTCTACAAACTTACCAATAATAGTAGTAGTAGATATATACTCTCTATCAAGAGCGTCAGTATATTTATGCTTTTCCTCGTCGAAGAAGATCGGCAAGTCTCTGGGTATAATCTGCGTCATAAGCTGCTTTATCAGTAAGTTTAAGGAATAGCTTCTTTCGTAATCGTTCATAGAACGCTTTGTGACGTTCTTTCATATATTCATGTGGTAAAGAAGTCATCTTATTAAAATCAAAACCGCATTCAGCATAAATATCGTAAGTTTCAGGATGAATCCAATGTTTACCAAAGGAAGGTATTTCAATCTCTCTATCCACACGTTGCATTGCAGTAAGAATAGACATCCACTGACTATCTGCAATATCATTTAGAAAACGTTCAAAATCTTCTTTATTACGAATAAACGTAAGAAAGTCTCTACACCAAATCTGTTCGGGAGTATAACGTTCAATAAAATGACGACCTTTTTTGGTCTTATAATACATCTTAGTAGGTTCCTTTCTTTTACGATCTACAACTGCAACCATTCTCTCATAAAGTCTCGTGACTTGAAGAGGAAATAACCTAGCACCTTTAGCCATAACAGAATTGGATTAATAAATCACACCACCAATTTGATTAAGAGAAATAAGATTACATTCCCAAAATTCAACTTTACCATCTTCACCAACAATAAGCTTACTACGATCTTTAAGACCCGGACGATTTTCGACAACTCTAAAGTTATCATCACCACCAAGAACATCAATAAGCTTTTTGTCAAGATTTTTAATCTTATGACTTAGAGGTACACCTTTACCACCATAAGACATATCAAGAACAACTTCACGTCCGAGCATATCCGGTAGGACATTGTCAGGAATAGCAATACAATATGTAGCTTTAGGAACTTCTCTATCAACTTTCATAACGTCAGTTACTTCAAGCGGAGACATCTTATATTGATTTGCAATAATAACTCGACCTTCGCCAACCTTAATATTACAAAGAGAACCCGGCGCAACACAAGCTGTTTTAAGATTATTCTTATCAGCTTTAATAGCTTCGATTTTAGTTTGAATTGAATCCATAGTTTAAATAATTTACTTTATAAGATAATCAATGTTAATAGGCACAATCTCATAACCTCTACAAAGACCTGCGTCAGTATAAAAGGTAATATTATACAACATTAACGTAGCACTAACTGTAACAGTGTACATAGTAGTAGGTTTAAAAGGAGGACGGTCTTCAAAAGGGCAAATGACAGAAACGGAAAATCTTTATCCAACACGTCCTCAATGTGAAACAAAGTATAAAATGAGAGTAACAAAATTACCATTAATAATAGTGGGAGTACCAACAATAGCAGCGATGTCTTCAGTTACAGCAGTAGTCAGTACTCCCGACTTCATTATGAGTAAAAGGTCACTCACAAAGATATGAATAAATTAGATATTACAAGGGATTACTTGAATATCTTTTTCTAAACCTTATATTTTTCTGTTTCAAAGGTAGTATTCAATAGAAATCTCAATATCACTAGCGTCTTCACCCGGATTTACAGCCACGCACGCAGTGCCTTGTTCTTCTGAATGCTTCGAATCAATATGCAAAAGCATTTGCAGTACCACCACGTTCACACCTTTGTCTATATACACGCACGCACGTGTGCGCTATGCAGAGTTTTGCGATATATATAAAGATATATATAAAGATTACTAAAGGTAATATCAATGACAGTATTACTACTTCAAATTCGTCCGTCCGTAATATGTATTTTAATTATATTCAAATAAACCTCTTATCACCCACCAATACTCACCTACTCATATCCCCTCTTATTACCCCCTATAGTCCCCCTCTTTTCTCCCCTTTTCTCTCCCTCTCTTTTCCTCCCTCTTCTCTCCTTTACAAAGCACCCCGAAGCTACTTAAAATAGCTTTAAATATAATAGTATTACCTTTAGTAAGTATATGCCCTTCTAAGTTCCTTTAAGTATCTTTAGTAATACTTAGAGTAACATTAAGTAAACTTAGAGTATATATAGGAGTTCCACCCTGCTCAATGCAAAATGTAACAAAGCTACGAAAAGCATCTGTAATACTTAGAGTAACAATAGTATCTTGAATAGCTTTGCAACTACCAACTCTCGGAGCTTTGTAACGATCAGCAGACCCCAGTAGGGAAGAAGGACTGGTGACGCGCGGAACGTCTGCATCATCATCTGTATTATCAGAGTTAATATAAGCATCTTCAATGTATTTTGAATAAGCATGAGTAAGATTCATAAGTTTTGCAGTGGTAGAAGTATCTTTAGTAATACTAGAATAACCATGAGTAATAGCAAAATGTTGCTCCCTTCCACACCTATTTCCCTACTGGGGATTACAAGGCTCATCAAAGTTATTATAAATACCGGTAGTATTAATACTATTACTACTTAGAGTAACTCTGATATTACTTGTAATATTATCTGTAATATAATCAACGTTATCACATTTCGGCTTACATTTTTGGCAAATTATACACTGAATTTTGATAATGCTTATGCTGATTGTCTTAATGTTACTCTAATTAATTTTAAAGCTAATGCCGATTATATTAAGTATGCTTTTAGTATTACTCAAATTACTTTGAATATCAGCAAGGCTTCTTATTCAATTCACATTGCAAACTCTAATACTCGAATTTGTACACAGAGTAATTTAAGTGCTTATTCTAATTCTTTTGATATTGCAATTACTCAAGGAACTTTGGATATAAGCAGGGCAGCTAATTTAATTCATTTTGCAATTTCTATTACATAGGCTCGTCTTTACCAATCTTCTATTATTAATTCTAAAGCATTTTCTAATACTATTACTATTCAATTTTCTATTGGCTTTAATGACACTGTTGTTCGACTTTATACCGACTATGAGAGTTTGTGTGCGGGAACCTATTCTATTGCAATTTATTGCAGATATTCTCTAGATTTTATTATTGGTTATTTTAAGGCTTTTAGTAATGCGATTTTTAATTTTGATTCTTATGGAGTTTCTATTGATTTTAGTGACGATAATTCTAAGACTTCTGTTAGCTCTATTGCATGGTTTATTCTCATGATTCTTTTATTGCAAATTCTAAAACATTTTCTATTGTTATTACAATTATTAATTCTAAAACTTTTAGTGACTCTGTTGCTTGGTTTTATACCGATTGTGAGAGTCTGTGTGTGGGGACCTCCTTATACGACAGCACCCCCCTTGTAATGCTTGGGGGAATGCCCCCGTCGATGATTCATGAGGAATGATTTTCCGAATTGGAACTGCAATTTTCCATAGAGATGTTGCAATTACAATTTCTATTACCTCACGACTATCTCCGCTTGATAGCATGGATTTAATTAAAATAAATATTAATTTTGAACCTCACGATGCTAAGGTGAATCGTATCTATCTTATGAATACAATGATTAATGCTCCTGAAGTTAAGAAGATGAGTGCAATTGTGTTGAATGCAATTGCTGTTCTTAAAGACACTGAGGATTATCAAGATCGTTATCTGATTGATTGCAATGATCTAGAAGGTAATACTATTGAACGCTTGTTCATTGGTAAGAAGATCTTTGATAAGATTGATGGTCTTGTTGGTAAGATCATTGATGTAGTCTATAAAGATTGCATTGCTGATGTTACTCAGTATATTGATGATGAAGACATCAATGAAGAGGTGAAGTTTCACACGACTACCCACAAGCAAGTGGTTGATGTTGTTAAGACTAATGATATTAACTTGTTGATTGCTTGTGCTAAGCATGGTATTAAGGATATGTATAATGAATTAAAAGAGTTAAACAAATGAGAGTATTAAAGACGTTATTGAAGTGCATCATCATATTGGTGGTACTCTTCTTATTATCAGCTGCTGAGAGTTTAGTTGATTGGTTTGCATCTAATATTAATGGTGAAGTGTTCATTGGATTTCTATTAGTAGTTGTAATTGCAATTACTATTGCATCTATTATTAAACCTGATAAATTTGATTAAGCTATGAGTGATTACTATGAAGTTAATGGTGAAGATTCTATCGAGATTAATCCTTTTACTGAGGCATTATTAGATGAATTAGAATCTTAATGTGTTAAGAGTAGTGCTATTAGTGCTACTCTTATTTTTTTAAGACCCTACAAACTCCGTCTAATCAACACGACTAAACCCATTATTGTAATTGGCGGTCGTGGTGATCGTCCTAGAAATTCTAATACTTAAAGTTATGGCAGACGAATTAAAGAATCCAGTGAGACGTTCAGTTATCGGTGAAATTATCTCTATTAAAGAGATCAACAAAGACGACTTTAAAGAAGGTAAATTTCGGCATGATTGTCGGATTGTTCGTGTTGATCCTCTGAATGGTGCTCCACTTGTTGATGTTTACATCACTAATGATCAGTATGATAAATACGGTCTTAATGCGATTGTATTCGCAGGTAATGTTGTGAACTTCAGCATTGATGAGAACATCGCAGGTGAGACCGGTTATATTGATCCTAATACCGAAGAATGGACGTATCACGAGAAAACATTCAACAGCTTTGCAGGTGCTGACAATGTTGGTAGCTTAGGTCTTATCGGTGTATTCGGTAAACTTGGTGTTGGTGCAGATATTGTTTCTGGCTTCATCAAGAACATCGAGACAGCTCGTAAGCAACGTGAAGCTGTTGCTAAGCCTAAAGCGGTTGAAGCTGTTGCTACTGAACAAGCAGAAGAAGCTGCGTAAATTCCGTGAGGTGGTGCTGAGTATACTCTCAGTGCTGCCTCTTCTTTTTGTTACTTAATTAATCCGACTAATGATCATGAAATTACACGTTATTTATAAAGGTCAAACTGTTGATATTTCTTATGATTTACTTTACATCAATACTGATAAAGTGAATATAAGATTCTCTAATTCAAATGCACAGAGTTGTAAATTTTTAACACAATATCTTGAAGCTAATCTTCTTGATTACGTTCTTAAAGATAGAGAAGACTATAAGGAGATTGTCACACTTCCGGATATATTTGCACTTACTCTAAGTACAAAAGGTACATATCGTTCTCCGGTTATTAAAGATAATCTCTATGATGCTATTATTAAACGCAGTAATGACATCGAGTTAACTCATAATGCTATTAGAGAATTTAAGCGTAATGTTAAGATAATTAATGCTAAGCTTGCTGATATGCAAGATGATTTAAGTAAATCTGAATATGCTCGAAGCATTGATAATATTACTAAAGAAATACTTGAATTTAAACGCTGTAAACAGCTTGAAGCCTTAGCATTAACAGAAGAACATTTTGATGTTTCACGTGAAACAATTCCGACAGTTGAGACGCTGGAAGTGGCTTACGAAGTATCGACGTTGTTCAAACTTGAAGACTTTGCGAAGTTTCTATATATTTACAGGTATTTGGAAGATCAATCGAAATTGTCTAAGAAATATCAGAAGGTATATGATACATTAAACAAATTAGAGAAGTATATGTACCCGGAATATGTTAAAGAAGTTGAAGCATTAGGACAGAATTTATTTGCTGAATTGCAAGAGAAAGCTGCGAAATGGGCAGAGAATGAACCGAATATTAGTGAGTGGATACGGGAGAAATGTAGACAGTTTGGATTTGAGATTGAGAGTGAGAATGGGGAGTAGAAATTGCAATAGAAAATGCATCTTCACAACCATTCGTAACAGCGTCTTCAAAAACGTCTTCTCACGCGCCTCTCTGACGTTCAAGTATTGCAAATTAAAATCAAAGTGTTAAACACAGAGCAATGAAAGCTGCAAAAAGTTTTGAATTAGGATCTGAATTTGCGGAAATAGAATCTGCAAAGCTATGCTAGTAATTGCAAATTAAAATCAAAGTGTTGCAAACCGTGAATCAAAAGCAATAAAAAGTTTTGAATTAGCATTAGAATGTATGCAATTAAAATCTACGAAGTATTAGCACTATTTGCAAATTAAATGCAAAATGCTAAATTCAGAGCAATGCAATATGCAAAGAATTTTGAATTAGAATCAGAAAAGATGCAATTAAAAGTCTAGAATTTATATGCAAAGCATTAGCACTAGATTCAAAATTAATTCAAATACTCGCAAGCCTCAACCTTGAATATCAGAGTTATTTGAATTAGAATCAGAATAAGTATTCGCAAAACTCTTAATATTTACAATTGTATCAATATTATATTCAGTATAATTAATGCAAAATAAAGCAATTTGAATATAATTAAGAGTATGGAGTATAGAGTATATAGTATTCAGTGAGCTATTAAATGCTTTAGAAATATTCGCAGAAATATCCGCAATAAATCCTAAGCATATTCAAAACAATTCACATTAACATTCCAAATATCAAAATACTTCGAATTAGCATCAATATGATTTGAAGTAAACTTAGATATTTTTAGATTAATTATTTGAGCTTTATAACTAATACTATATCTCATTGAATTTATAGTATTAGTTTCATTTAAAACATTAAGCGTATGGTAGTATATATTAAAGACCGAATAACAGATGAAGTCATAGCAGTAACTTATGATGTATTCGTAGTATATGGAAACGAATTAATATTTACTAAACAAAAAGCAGCAAAAGCTATTGCAAATAGTTTAAGTGATTCAATATTATTCTTAGTACATAGAGAAGCAAAGCACTTTATCTCGTATTCAGCAGAAATTGATCAATCAATTGTAACATTAAATAAGAATTTAATTGCAGTTGCAATGGACAGTGGAAACAAAGAGTATGAGATAAATTACTTAGAGTATAAAAACCAATTAGAACAATGGAAACATGACATCGAGAACTCTAAGAATAGTTGTAACTGATATTGAAGCAGAATGGTTAGTTCCAGTAACAGCATCAATATCATGGGTAGATTACCAATTAGTTCTTAAATTAACATCATCACGAACAAGACACGGGGTACAAGAGTTTCTTAGAAGAAACAACATACCTGTAACAGAATTCGTAGATGAAAAAGAATTAATAGTAGATCCGAGTGAATTACAAGAAGTATCTATAAAAGAATCCAATATAACAACAAAGGAGCTTTTAGAGAGACTAAATGACGATGAGTATTAATCTTAATATTATCAATAATGATTATAAGATTAACTGTAGTATGTATAAGGTATAATGTGACAATGGAAATATTGTGTCACAAAGATACCGAATGTGTAGTATCAGATGAAACAATAGAAATAAAAGTAGCATCAGATAAAGTAAGAAATAAAATCAAAGACTTTTGTAAATTCGCAAGAATAAGTGTAAAAGAATATCCAATTATTCATAAACTTGTAATATCAAGAAAATCAAAGAAGATATTCGTAAAGACTTTTAACAATCAGTAGAGCTTTCCAATCCCCAATAGGGAACAAGGACTGGAAGGAGCAGCATTCAGCATCCCTATAGTAATAACTTTAGAAATGGAAGATTATTTTACAACAGAAGAAATAGTAGGAGCATTAGTATTCATATTTTTAGCAATTGTACCTCCATTAATATTGGAGTATCGAGAGAAACATCGTAAATAATATTAATATTAATATTTAATAATTATGGCATTTATAGGATTTTTAGCTGTAGTATTAATATTATTTCTATTATTCCGTTTGTATATATACAATCTCGAATCAGAAGAACGTAAAAAGAAATATGAGAAGAAGCCTATAAAAATTAATGAGGAATCTCATGTTCAATTTCATTATTTTGATGAAGAGGATGATTGTATAGAAGATTATGAAGAATATACGAATCGTATGCAAGAAATATGGGGATATGATCCGTATAATGTTGAACCAACAGAAAGTTATTGTGAAAGAGCAATACATATAGAATAATATTAAATTGCATTACCATTATGAGAAAGAAACTTCTCACAACCAAAGAAATTAAAAGATATATCAAGACACATGATACGATAGAAGAAATATTGTATTGTTTAGTGTTTTTCTTAGTACCATTTGTATTTTACTTAGCAGCACATTTCAAATATCTATTTGACTATGTGAATGATGATGAACTTCAAGTGTACTTAGAAGCTGAAAAGAGATATTCAGCAGCAACAAGAATATGGTTATTGGCAATAATAGCAATACTCTTAGTAATACTGATAGTAAAGATTTGACCGCCATATATTGAGAATGAGCCTTTATTTAATGGAGATGACCTCTCGGTTGTCTCCATATAATTAAGGTCACAGAAGGCAAATTCAAACGTTTTAAATGACATTTTCAAGTCTGACTTCCGATATGGTGAAATAGGTTATAAATAAAAGTAAACGCAAAATTTTATGTTCGTAATAGTAGCATCAAGTGAAAAATCAGATATTGAATCAAAGGGATGTGTATGCTTAACAAAAGTAGACAAAATAGAAACATACTTTGATAAAACAAGAGTTACATTCGCATCATTAGACGCAAAGAATGATGCAGAATATGAATTAGAAGGAGCAGATGTAAACTATGAATTTGTGACTTCATTAACATTAGAATTTAAACAAACACAAATAATCGCAATAATGCCTTAAAAGATGTATATACAAATAAAATCAAAATCATGTACAACATCAGTAATTGCTGTTATATCTGTGAAAGAAAAAGATCTCAATGAGGTAGAAATAAAATTCAAAGATAAAGAAGCATTAAAGTTAGCAAGACTAAACTTATCTAACGTAGGTTTAACTGTATCCGAACGTGCGTTTAAAAGAATGAGAATAAAAGGATACAAACAGTTATTAATTAAATAAATTGTAATTATGGAAGTACAAGTAGCACAAGTGAACAAAGCAACCATTAAGGATGTTATTAGTATTCGTAGCAATGATGCTAATAGCGCAGTAGTTGTATTTAAAGATGCAGCAGCATTTAATACAGCTAAAAAGATATTATCATCAGCTAAAATGAAATTTACACCATTACATGTAACACCAATGATGTATCTACCACAGGGTACTGCATTGCTTGTAACAGTATGAGTATATGGAATATTCTAAAGAGTTTCTATCTCAATTTAAAGTAGATGCAACAAACTATACGTATGTGCCAGTTGATAATCAACCACACGTAGTACCACTTATAAGAAAAGGTACAACAAAAAAGTTTGAAGCATTGGTATATGCAGAAGAATCATCTTTACGAGCATTCCAATGTGCAGCAATACAATGTGATTTGAAGTTATTACAAGACTGTCAAGGGTGTCGATGTTTGCCGGGTGGACGTAAAGATGGAAAAGCCGTAGTATTTAAAATAGAATATATTTATCAAGTGCATGAACAGTGATATATTTAAACCTAGCTTGCTTCCAGATAAGGACAAGACCGAGTTTGTAAAGCAAGTGCAGCAAGAGTATAAGCACATAGGTTCAATAAAATATAGACCGGGTTCAACATTATGGCAATTTAACACAGAAACGGGAGAATTAAAACCCGCAAAAATAACAGTTAAAGAGCAATTAGTATGGACGTCTAAAGGTGATTGTACTAAGAAGACACGTAGCGTCATTTACGAGGACAAATGCGTTTACATGTGGGCGTTGAATAGAAAGAACGCTGAAAAGAAGATCCTCAGAGTTATTAACAATGTAATTAGAAAAAGACAAGAGAATCAATGATTGTACATTTTATTATTTTATGGTTTACAATAGCATTACTAATTGTATTAGTTATGTTTTTAGTGAATTCAATAGACTATATGTATTATCACCAAATGGAAATGGTTTGGTATGTTCAAATGATGATAGTATTAGTATTATCACTATTTATTTTAGGTGGAATCGTATTAATTGCATTTGCACTTGAATCATTTTGTTCGGTTGTAGGTCTATTACAAGACGCATCTGTAATTGCATTATCACCGGGATAAGTGTTTGATTATTAGGTTAAGTCAAAATTAATGCTTATCTTTGTAGGCTTTATGATGTTTGAGTTTCAAACGTAGTTATTAATCTATTTATTAATCTTTCTTATTATATGGCGAAAAAGGAAAATCTAAAGACATTTGTTATTCAACAAAGTGATATTGATAAGGCTATTAATTATCACTTAGATAAAGGCGGTAAAGATCATAGACATCTTGCTGATTGTTTGGAGCGTGAAATGTTTTACAGTTATTGCTGGGAAACTATTCATCGTTCTGTTCGTCCATGGGATGGCTTTCGTAAGATATTGAATACTGTTGTTGATAGTTTGTTTTGTAATATGCCTTCGATTACAATTAAAACAATTGCAATTGACGGTGCTATTACATTCCGAACTGCTCAATGTAATGGTGTGAGATAATGAGTGGTGAATGCAATAATTGCGAATCTAGGCAGCGTAGGGGTAATGACCCTCGTTGTCTAGTTTGTATTTATTTCAATCCTGCAATATTTAATAAAGGTTTTACTAATGTTAAATCACAGCATTTTATTACTAAAGTTGAGAAAGCAATTAAAGACGCTAAAGTCTTCCGAGATAAGACTAAGATTGCTGATTTACGATTTAAAGTTAAAGATGTTGATGAAATTCTTAATTCAAATAATAATTCTCGTATATTTCAAGAGATATTTGATGATAAGAAAGAGCATTGGCAAAAACTTGGACTTAATGTTGCAGATATATGTGGATTTGAAGATGCACATAAAGAAGTTTCTGAAGTTCATGAAAGTGATAAAGATAATTTCTATTTTACATTTCCATGTTCTACAAGACTTAGAAATAAATATGTTCGCATTTATGGAACTGATATTTCGACGAGAGCTGCTATTGAAAAGATGTACCCTGATACTGATTATATTCAATATGATTCTGTAGAATGGAATACTCCTAATAAATATACTCGTCGTAAACCTTGTGATTGTTATACAGAATGGATATAGAAAAAGCTTTTGAAGTTATTCAGAATAATCTTATTGTTACTAGAGAACGTGAGAATTGTATGACTAATAATTGTCCTTGCTGTGGTGAACATAAATTTAGTATCAATATTAAAAGTACAGTTAATAGCTGCTTAAATTGTGGTTATACAGTTATGCTTAATAAAGGTCATATTGAGAGATTTAAAGGACAAGGTGTATTTGCATTATCTCGTGGCGATAAAGGTGGTATCTTTTCAATTGTTGAAGGTGGATGGGAAGCCGTAATTGAAACACTACCTAAAGCTGTTGCAAATGCGTTTGATTGTACGATTAATGAACTTGATTATTGTATTCTTCATTCTGTTAAAGATGATAAAGTAGTTACTATTGATTTTAAAGGTATGCTCTAAGCTCCGCCCCGTTCCAGTCCTATCTCCCTACTGGGGTCTGGAAATGCTACGTGGAGTGATGCTAATACTAAAGTATATATTATGACTGAAATAGACTTTGTTGTTGGTGATAGAGTTGTTACCTCTAGGGGAATCTATGGTACTATTGTATCTATTGATAAGAGTGCTGATACTTCTCAAGTTAATATTGGTAGCAAAACTGTCACTCTGTATAATAATCAGTTATGGTCGGTTAAGAATCGAATTTCTGTTGTTTGTTATTATACAGATGGTTATGAAAATTATAATAGGCTTGTTACACTTCCTAAACAATTTAAACTATATGACTTTACTAAGCCATTAGATAATGAATTGTTGGATTATTGTAAAAAGGCTATTACTAAAAGTGTTAAAGGTATTTTTACGATTACGAAAATTGAAATTTAAATATGAAAGCAAATCTTACTTATTCTCTTATCTCTGCTGATTTAAAGCAAGGAATGTATTTGTTGATCAATGATCATCTCGGTTATGTTAGTCGTATGAATGGCGATGAAGTGATTATTTCGTTTTATTTCGAAGACGGTAAAGTCATTAAGCTTGCTAAGCAAACTATGACTCGTGAAGATGCTATTCGTACTTATGGCGAATCTGTAATCAAGTTGATTGCAATTGTTGATGGAAATCCTATTTCCATTAATCATCAGAATTATAAGAAGATTTTTACTCCTATGCTTACATTTGCTAAAGATGCAGAAGAATCTTATATTGGTGAATTTATTCGTACTAAAGAAGGTCGTAATCCTCTATACGGCGAAGTATCTCCGGTTTATTCTATGCTTAAAAGTGGTGATATTGTTACTATTACAAGTCTTGAAGTTGTTGACCGTTACAGTTTATATGATTCTACCAAAAGACTTGTTAAAGTTAAAGAAAAGAAATCCGGTTCTAAGTTCTTAGTTACTCGTATTGATGATGAGAAAGAAGAACTTCTTGTTAATCGTAACGATGTAACTCTTGGTGAAAAAGACAAATATGATTTATTTAATGTTATGAATTTTGATGCGTTAAAGAATCTTGTTGCAAGTGGTGAAGCAAAGACTGTTGAAGCTAAAGGTAAAACAAAATCTGAAGCTAATCCTAATGGTAATGCTTTTTATCGTTTGCATAAGAGCAAATGGAAAGCTACTTATAGTAAACTTGAAGGTCAAGATCATTATCAGTGGCTTGCTGTTCGTGAAGAAGATGAAGCAAACAATGAAGCTAAACTCGTTGTTCCTATCTCTGTTCCTATTACAAATATTCCGAAACATCAATTCAGTGGTTTCGATAATGAGTATTGGATTCCGGGTACAATTCGTGAAATGAATCAAGCTAAGGCTGATCTCAAGAATTTTGTTCCTTTTAGAGAAGGTCTTCCGATCTTTGGTAAACTTACTACTACTGTTCTCAATGGTAAGGAGTTTACTTATTTTCTTCTTGATAACATTAAACAAGAATCTGTTAATCACTACATCTTTAAGCATCGGGATATTACCGAGGAACGCCGGAGTGAATTAACCATTAAGAAGCTGCCTACGCTTTAATACAAGCTCGTAGAGGCACTTTTGTATTAAAATAAACCAATTGGTTCACTTTAATACAAAGTGTCTCTATGGGTCTAAAATGAGCCAAAATGAGGATAGTTAAAATCGAAGTGTCTGTTTATAGGTATGCTGAACTTAGTGATAGTGCTAAAGAAGTTGTTAAAGATCATATTCTTAGTGCTACACGTGATGCTCAAGGTTTCACTGATTCTGTTAAGCATACTCTTGATGTTTTAGGTATTAAAGAAGTCGAGGTTTATTATAGTCTTGGTAATTGTCAAGGAGATGGTCTTTGTTTTACAGGTAGTATTACATGGAATAAAGCTATTGAGATCCTTTATATTAAAGAAAGTATTGCTAAGCTAGATAAAGACTTTATTAAGTCTTGTGAAGATTGTATTTATTCTATTAATTTTTATAAATTTGATAGAATGTATAATCATTGTAATACAGTTACTGTTGAATTTGAAGATAGTAGCTGGATGTATGCTGAGGATTTTACTAAGCTTAAAGATATATTTCTTACTTGGTATAAAGCTCTTTGTAATAAGTTTGAACATCAAGGTTATAAATGGTTTTATGAGATTAGTGAAGAAGATGTTGTTGAGTATTGTAATAATAACGATATAGAATTTACAGCTTATGGAGACGTCTTTATTGAACCTACTTAAACCTTATGAAGATATTAGTATTGCTTTTCAACGTTATCTTCTCCAAGTCACTAATGGTAGTGGTAATTTTATTGAATTTGCTACTACGTTATCTTGGCGTATGCAATTGGGGATGGTTTTGGAGTTTCTCGATATTGTTTATGATGTCACAATTTCTATATTCCCTAACGGAGGAGCTGTTATCAAAAGTATTAACGGAAGACAAATGGTTGCTGATGTGTATACAACTACTGAACTTGTCCACCCGCTTGTTCGTTATTACAATACTATTGATGTTGCTTGTAAATACATTTTAAAACCCTTTTAAATTATGGATACTACAGATAAACCTAAAATAAAAATTAAAGCTGTAGGAGATACTGTATCTGGTATAGTTTATGTAACTGAAAAAGGTTCTTATCTTATAGATGTGAATTTTAGAGGTTATAATGATAAATATCCTGATTGTTCTACTATGGATTTACATGCTTGTTGTCCTAATGAACCTGATGGTGAACCTGATTATCGTCTTAAATCTGAAAGATTTGTTGTTGTAGATGAGTTCTGATTTTAATAAAGATGCACTACTTAGGTCTGCCAAACGTATTAATGTTTCTTATTTTAAAGAACAACAAGAAGATGCTATTAATGCTATTTGGCAATGGTGGCAATCACAATCCATAAGTTTTACTCTTAGTGGTTATGCCGGTACTGGTAAAGCTCTTCTTGATGATACTAAGGTATTAACCATTAATGGTTGGCACAGCATAGGAGATATAAAAGTAGGTGATAAAGTAGCAGTTCCTACAGGTGGATTTTACCCTGTATCTGCTGTTTATCATCATTCGGATAGACCTCTTTATAAAATTACTTTTAAAGATGGTAGATCTATTATTTGTGATGAGAATCACTTATGGCAAGTTCGTAGTAAAAGACTTATTCAAAAGTATCATGAGTCTAATGGAGATTATACTAGATATAGTTATACTAAAACAACTAAAGAACTTTATGATGAATTAAAAGATTGTATTGTAGGTAAAGTTGGTTATAAGTATGCTATACCCTTGTGTGTATCTCCGGGTTTTACTAAAAGTTTTGTTATACACCCTTATGTATTAGGTGTGTTATTAGGTGACGGTGTTTTAACTAATAATTTAGCTAAACATATTAATACTCGTTTATATATAAGTTCTAATGAAAAAGATATTATAGAAAAAATTGCTAATATATTACAATGTTCTTATGATTGGCATAATAATTCTAATTTTACCAATTCTATTTATGGTGATAATATTCCTAAAATTGATGAAGCTTTAAGAAATTATAATCTTAGATGTACTGCTATTAATAAATATATCCCGAAAGAATATTTATTTGCTGATATTGATCAAAGATTAGATTTACTTAAAGGTCTTATTGATACTGATGGTCATATTAAAGCTAAAGGTCAAGTTAGTTATTCTACTATATCTAAACAATTAAAAGATGATATTATTACACTTTGTAATAGTTTAGGTATTTGTGCTACAGTTTATGAAGATACTAGAAAAGATAATATATGTTATGATATACGAATTATCACAAATGATATTATATTTTCTAGCAAAAAACATTTTAAAATTTATAATGAGGTTATATCTAAAACAAAATATTGGAATGATCATTTGTTTATTACTTCTATTGAAGCTTTAAACAAAACAGGTAACACAACTTGTATAAGTGTTGATCATAAAGATCATTTATACATTGCTGAAAATTATATAGTGACTCATAATACTTTTATCATGCGTCATCTTGTACGTTATTTGATAGTTGAAAAGGTTTGTGTTACAGCTCCAACTCATAAAGCTCTTCGAGTTCTTGAAAATAGTTCCGGTAAGAAAGGTATGACTATTCAATCTCTATGTGGTCTTAGACCTGATGTAGATATTGAAGATTATAACATTGAGAATCCTTCTTTTAAGGTTATAGGTGAACAAAAAATGAGAGGTTATAGACTTGTCATTATTGATGAGTGTTCTATGATTAATCCTGGTCTGTTTAATCTACTCATAAAGACGGCTATTCAGTGTCGATGTAAACTCCTATTCTTAGGGGATGAACTTCAGATTCCTTATGTTGTTGCTAAAGGGAAAGGAGAAGAAGATACTTATAATCGTATTAGTCCTTCTTTTACTCATACTGATGTTCAATTTCGTTTAACTCAAATTGTTAGACAAGAAGCTGGTAATCCTTTGCTTGAACTGTTTGGTATTATTCGCTCTGATTTGATTAATGGTACTGCTAATTTCTATCAGTATATTCTTCAAACTCGTGAAGCTATTAATACTCAAGGCGAAGGTTTTACTATTATGAATAAACTTGATTTCCGTAATAAGGTTATTGAAATGTTTAGTTCTGATAACTTTAGTAAGGATATTAATTATGTTCGACTTATTGCTTTTACTAATGATTGTATTGGCTTTTGGAATACCTTTATTCGTGATGGTGTTCTGAATAATCCTCAAGGTATGATAACAAAAGATGATATGTTTACTGCATATCGTACTGTATTTGATGAATATAAATCTCCTATTATTATTAACAGTGAAGATTATGTTGTTCATGATGTTCGATATTATGTAGCAGACAATGGTCTTGCTTGTTATTGTATTACATTGAGATCTGCATTTGATGGTAAAGTTACTCCTATGTTTAAGATCATTGATTTTTGGGATTCTAGTAACATGGATAACTTCGGTGCTATGCTAAATGCAATTCATTATAAAGCTCTTACAGGTACTGATCGTAGTAGATGGTTTAGATACTTTAGATTTAAAGATATTCATCTTACTATGACCGACTATAGACTCAATGCTGCTAACAAGAATAGACTTGTTGCTAAAGATATTGATTATGGTTATGGTATAACTGCACATAAGAGTTAGTAACTTGGCTCTTGTAAAACTCCTCTAATTGCTGGAACCTCGTGAAGATGATAATGCTACAGCTGAATGTGAAAACATAACTGCGAATGCTTAAAAAATTATCATTATATGACAATCAGCAGCTAAGATTACTCTTTCTGATGCGAATCACAAAAGTAATAAAGTTCATCGACTAGTCGAAAGACGTACTGATATTAATATTACTATTAATATTGGGAAACGGGGAGAATTATTATAACTTTCATATTTATATTACAGTTCATAAAACTATATTTATAATATTATTA